ATGGTGCAATTAACTTTTTCGCCTAAAATTGATCGCAAAGCAACGCAGGTTCGTTTAGAAGAGATTCTTGAAAATGTTCGTATTTATAGACAATTTGGGATGATTAGAAATGAGATGAAGGTTACAGCATCTAGCGAGGTAAGATATCATGGTCCAACAAATATGGTAGGGAAGCCAGCAGAAGATATTGCTTTAGCAAATGTTGGTATGAGTGAGCGTACGTATAGACGAAATAGATCTAGTGCTTTTTATAAATTAGCTGTTGCTCTTAGATTAGAAGTATATGAGACTGAAGAAACTGGAGGTAATGAATAATGAATTTTGTTCAGCAGATACGTGATCCAGAAGAAATACAGCAGCTAAAAGAGTATTTTAAGGAGAAGTGTGCACGAAATTAAATTTTATTCATTATGGGAATCAATACAGGCTTGAGAATCTCTGACATTTTAAAATTGAAGGTAGAAGATGTAAAAACGAGTCATATCTCTATGAGGGAAAAGAAAACAGGAAAACAAAAACGTATTCAAAATACTGCAGCATTAAAAAGAGAACTGAAATGGTTTATAGAAGAAAGAGAAGATCATGAATACCTATTACAAAGTAGACAATGAAAGAATCGTCCTATCGGTCGTAGTATGGAATATAAGATATTAAGTATAGCCGCAGCAGAGTTTAGTTTAGATGAAATAGAACGCATACGCTAAGAAAGACGTACGGGTACCATATGTACATGTAAACGAAAAACATAGCACATTAATCATGGAGATATTCAGTCACTCTTCAGAGAAGGTCATGTTACGTTATATAGGTGTAAATCAAGATGCAATAGATAAAGCAATGACTAGGTTTGAAATCGAATCATTGCTTTTTTCTTTTTAAATCTAGGGGTACCGTCACCGTTTTTGAAAACCCCCATGCTAAGAGCATACAAAAATTTATACAGTTTTTGGATAATTCAGTAACAAAAGAGAACCCGAAAACCTGCGTCAGGATAGGAATGTATAAAATAATGCATAAATCTGTAGAACAAAAAAAGGAAATTCCTTTGTCAGAGGATGGGCCCACCTTTCCTTGTTATCGATAATGAGACGTCATGTTAGCTTAACATGAATATAATATAAAAAAGGAATTTATAAGATTTGACGAGAATAAAATTGTATTAAAAGGATATCGGAGGTTTTTTATGAAAATCGTAGGACAGCAAATATATCTTCGACTTTACAAAATTTCTGACGCGAGCGAGTTAGCTAACTTACACACTAGAAATCGCGAATTTTTTCAACGAGTTTGTCCATTACTCCCAGAAGTCTTTTATACAGAAGAACATCAAAAAATGCGCATTGAACGAGCATTAAAAAAGAAAGCTGAAGATCAAGTTTACGCTTTTGGAATCTTTTTAAAAGCAACTGATAAACTTATCGGAGACATTTCATTAACTCAAATTGCTAGGGATCCCGCCCAAAGCTGTTATACGGGATTTACCTTAGATAGGGAGCATAATTCAAGGGGCTATACAACAGAGGCTCTTCGACTTGTTGTAGACTTTGCATTTAGAGAATTAAAACTACATAGAATTGAAGCAGGAGCTATGCCTAGCAATATAGCATCTATTCGTGTATTAGAAAAAGTAGGATTTAAAAAAGAAGGTATAGCTAAAGAAAATGTAAAGATTAATGGCAAATGGACAGATCATCAAATATTAGCTATCATCAACAGCCTGGATGTATAAGCACATTTCACTTCCGATAATGAGACGTTATGTCAACCTAACATGTATAGGATATACACTGTTCCTTATTCAACTAAATGGCAGGTTAGTTGAAGTGTATTTTGGTTAATATAGGAATTTTTGGATGCCCCCTAGAATATAAAAAATATAGATTGTATTATAGGAGGTATATAATGAAACAAAACATTTATGATAATCCGTTTTTCTTTAAAAATTATAAGTCATTACGTGAAAATGGATTTACCTTTAATGATTTTGTTGAACAGCCAGCAATTAAATCTATAATTGCTAATCTTACAGATAAGTCTGTATTAGATTTGGGATGTGGAACTGGTCATTTTTCTATGTACTGTGTAGAAAATGGTGCCTCGAAAGTTATAGGAGTGGACATCTCAAGAAATATGATTGAACAAGCTGAAATGTATAACAAAAACGAAAAAATAGATTATATGTGTGTACCAATAGAAGAACTTAATTTGCCAAATCAAAAATTCGACTTAATAACAAGTTCTTTAGTTATACATTACATAGAAGATTACTCACATCTAATTAAGAAAATAAGAGATCTGTTAAAAAATGATGGTGAATTTATCTTTTCAACAGAACATCCAATAGTAACAGCTCGAAAGGAAATGAATAATTGGTTTAAGGATAATAATGGAAACAGATTGCATTGGGCATTAGATAATTATCAAGAAGAAGGAAAAAGAGAGGAACATTGGTGGATAGATGGTGTTGTTAAATATCACAGAACAATTTCAACATTAATTAATACTCTTATAGACAACGGTTTTGTAATTGAGAAAATTATTGAGCCAGAGTCAACTCCAACAGGATTAGAAAAAATGCCAGAATTAATAAATGAAAAACGGAGACCATCTTCTATTATCATTAAATCAAGAAAATATTGAGATTCAACCCTCGTTGATTAACTTCCACTTTCGAGAATTATGTAAATAAGCTGTCCATATGGGCAGCTTTATTTTATGTTCCCGCATAGCGTAGGTTATTTTGAAAAATGCTGGTGGTATCCCTCCCTATACAGCTACTCATAATTTTTGTACTGTGTAACTCAAAAGAGAAAGTTAAATAAAATTAATGATAGCAAGGGATTCAGTGATAGGATCAGTTACACACAATATAAGATAAGGGTAAGTCAATTATTTATATGTTAATATTATGCTATAAACAAGAAAGTGGTGGTTGTGATGAGGGAAAGATGTCCGGTTTGTCAAAACTCTATTGAGGACCCCCAATTAGTAGGAGTGGGAGGGGGACGTGCAGAGCAATATAAATGTGAGAATTGTGGCACATTTTCCATGATTGAAGAAGCGAGAATCGAATTAAATGTAGAGCAGAAGAGAAAACTTTCTGCAATTTTAAGAAAGAGAAACATTAGAGGGATGGGAAAAATAATGATTTTTCTTAATCGACCAGATGAAAATCTTTCAGAATTTCCGTATCCTATTTATCTTTTAGCGGATCTATTAAGTGAATATCCAGATAGTGCTTCTGATAGATTGGATGAGTCATTAATAAACTTAGCTAAATTGTCAAAATTTCCAGGTGACCCATTATATATTCGTGAATCAGATAAATCTCTATTTTTTGTACAGAGTGTTCATTTGTTGGAAATGAAATATATAGCGAACCAATTATTTCAGGACGAATTAATTGAGATATCTAAGCTATCTGCAGCAGATTTTCCTGCACATATTACAGTTACAGCAAAAGGGTGGAATCGTATTGCAGAATTAGAAAAGGGAAGAGAAGCGGATACTAAGCAGGTGTTTGTCGCTATGTCATTTAGTCCAAAAATGGATAGTCTATATCAGAATGCAATTGCAACGGCTGTAAAAGAAGCAGGTTATGAGCCTATTCGAATTGATAAAGTGGAACACAATAACAAAATTGATGATGAGATTATAGTTAAAATAAGACAAAGTAAATTTATAATTGCAGATTTTACTGAACATAGAGGTGACGTCTATTTTGAAGCCGGCTATGCAATGGGACTTGGTAAACCTGTAATATGGACTTGCAGGGAAAATGACTTAGCAAATCTGCATTTTGATACTAGACAATATAGCCATATTGTTTGGAAAGATGAGAGGGAATTAAAAGATTCATTACTTAATAGAATAAGAGCTACAATCAATTAAAGAAAGGTGGCAGATTCGTGATCACTTTTTTGCAGTAAATGTGCCGGTCGTTTTGGAGTTAACGTGATATATTTGTATTGTGAGAAGTGGACGAAAACATTGCTCATAAAATTCCTCTGAAAATGGATCTTCATAACTGGTGGTGATGGTTGCAGGCTGGATGAATGGTTGTTCTTCATTTCACATTCAATTGCAATTTACGTTGTATAAACGGAGAAGGGGTTTTGCTCTTCTTTTAGTTACTTAATATTGCTGAAACAGATAAATGTAAATAAGATTAGGTGATTGGAAGAAGAATAAAACTTCATTTACCATAATTGAAATGCAAATGTAATACTTAATGAAAAAGCATCCATTCGGGTGCTTTTTATTTTGGAGGGATGAAGGATGGATAAAGCCAAATTAACTAAACCAGCACAAGCGGTTATAATTGGTACATTCATTTCAATGTTAGGACGGGATCTTGTAAATGAACGTATCGATAAAAAGAAATTAGAAAGTGTTATTCCAATCTTTAATGAGTTGGAAGATATACAACGCCAAAGTAAAAAATTCGATAACTGGGTGTTCAGATTTTGTTGTACCGGTCATTATTAATACAATAGAAATAATAAAAAAGATAACGGTAGGACGACCATATTGTTTTGCTTTTCCATTTTTCTTAAAGAATGAAAAGGATACATAAGATTAAAAGATTAAAAGCAAATAGAAATAATACGCCACCAATATTACTCAAAATAGCCATTTTCATACTTCCATTTGCAAGATTTTCTCTATTGATTATATAGGAACTTATTGGATAATACACGTTTTATATTCATTTCGAAAATTAATATTTTTAATAGATATATATATATAAACAATTAATGTGTATATAAAGAAAAATAGATATATTTCCTATTACTTTTTTAAAGAAATTTCATAAATTAAAGTATATCGATTGAAAGGAGGAGATTTGAATGGAATTTCAATTGTTAGTGAATTGTATATTACAAGAAGGTAATGCGTACTTTTTAGTAACGAAGGTAGACGATGTAATTACGTTAAAAGTACCGATTACAGCAGGAGTAGCAGCATTATTTTTAGCTTTTGGTGTACCAAGATGTTCTTAATTTAAATCTCTATAGTAGAAAGAGGAGGACAAGCCTCCTCTTTCTACTATTACATAATTATTTTATGTAAACTATAATGGTGTTTTATATTAGCACGTTTAAAATGGACATGCATATACTATAATGTTTCATTGGCGTTTGTGATGAACGATAGTTTTGATAAGTGATATTCTTTTAAGTTATGAAAATAAAAGAGGTGCTATTATATATGAAAAGAAGAACATTAGATATTCCAGTTTCATTGCGAAGAGAGTGGTTTTTAATAGAGTTAGCTCATTTAACGAAAAAATATGGAATTGAAATTGCAACTAGCAAAATGGAAGCCGCACCGTTTTTAAGGGATCAAGTTACAGAATCAAAAATAGGAGCAGGGCTACAATACGATAAATATGATGATGAGTATATAATTGAAATGTAAGTAATACATGGCACAAAAAGAAATGCTTAATAATACTAGTCTTTTAAAAGAGTAACACTGATAAGGAATTACGCTATAAAAAATTATAAAATAAAGCAGATTCTATATATAGAATCTGCTTTATTATGAAATATTTTTAATCAACTAGCCTCTTTCTAATATTTTTCCTACATATTTCTCTTGAGTGATTCCAAAAGATTCACGAAGAATGCGAGCATATTCTTTAGAACCTATTGGTCGTTTATTTTTTGTGCCTTTAAAGGTTTCTGTATAATTTTTTTTCGTTAATGATATGTGACCATAATCAGTTAATTTACAAGTGATAGCCCCTTTATTAAAAGGCGATTCGTTATGCTCTACAATTACTTTTTGAATGTTATTCACTTTTTTCTCATCTATTGGATCTATAGTGAAAGCATAGCCTATTTTCCATTCGGTTGAAGGTTCAGATTGTAAGAAACTTGTAGATTCGCCGTTTGCGCCTTTTCGCATTTCTAAAATATGTGTACCTTTTCGGGTATTTCGTTTGTAAATTCGATATTCTCCCGTTTGAGAAGATATGATTTCGCCATTAAAAGGGACTGGATGTAAAGGGAGATGAGATGCAAAACCTGCATCCACAATATAATCTGTATGATCATGACTTAAAATGATAATGACATGACCATCATCAGGTTTCCATTTATTATCGTAAAGATCGTATACAGTACCAGCTACTTTGTATACTTGAAACCCACAATCAATTAAAAAGTAATACAATAAGGAATTTAATTCATAACAAAGACCGCCTCTTTTTTGAATAAGTAACTTTTCTACTAAGTTATTTTTTGAAATGTTTTTAATAGTACCAGCCATAATATCAAGATTCTCATAGGGGAAAATCATTCCCATTTTTAAGAGGACTTCATCTAAATCATCAAATGTTAGTTCTTTTGCGGGAATTTTTAATCGTTTAAAAAACTCCTTTTGTAAATTGGTCATCATAAAGCATTCTCCTTTCTTTTTACAGAATTTTCTTCTGCTTACCGATAGGTTAGTACTTCTAAAAACTTAATTCAAGTCTGCGGAAATTATCATAATATATGTTTCTGGAAATATGATTTTATATTTTGAAATTTCAGTTAAATATTTAGTCATAAGAAAGTCTTACAATACAAGCTCCTTTTAAATTCGTTTGTATGTAATGAAAAGAAAATACATATCTTCATTATGTTTTTAAATAACTAATTAGTAATAAAATGTTTTTTTAATAAAATTTTTTCAAGATTTGTATGCTTTATATAAACAATCATGATTTGAAAAACATCTTGATGTAGTGAAGTTAACAATTATTGAGAAATTTTTTTGTCGTGTTTACTCAAAAGGAAGAGATGGAAACGAAGAGAATAACGTGAGTTAAGGAAGAGGGTGTACGAGTAATCACCTGAATATAGGGCTAACATCTTTTTCAAATAAAAAGATTAGCTATTATTAAGGGAGGAAATATAAATTATTACAAAGAGCACCTTCTTTCAAAAAAAGTGGGGGGAGTAACATGCGATTAATGAGAAGATGTGTTGCCTTACTAATTATATTTTTTATCATGGCTCCATCGATTAGCACAAATGTAAGGGCAGAAGTTGTAAAAGAGCTTGGAAAGGGGTTTCCTGATACAGAAGTATTTACACCTGGCGATTGGTTTTTAGGACAAAAACCAACTAATTATGATGAGAATAAGCCTCCAATTCTCTTTGTACAAGGCAGAAATGGTAATGCGGATAGTTGGTATGGAAAGACTGTATATCACGATATAAATGATATGTATGACTATGCTTTGAAAGCGGGATATCAAACGGTATTTATTCAATTATATGATGCGGCAGGGAAAGGATCGGCTAGTCAGTGGGACAACGGAAAATTGTTAGCACAAAAACTGGAAGAAATATATAATCATTTCGGTAAAAAGGTTACTATTGTAGCGCATAGTAAAGGTGGTATAGATACACAAGCGGCATTAGTTGGATATGGTGCGAATCGATTTGTTGGGAATGTTATTACACTTGCGACACCACATCACGGCTCAAATTTAGCGGATTTATCATATAGTTGGTGGGCAGGTTGGCTTGCTTCTATATTAGGTCAAAAAGATGATGGTACGTACGCGTTACAGATAGGGGAAATGGCAAAATTTCGCTCAACGATAGATAATAATCCAGCAGTTAAATTAAACCGTTACTATACGGCTACTGGGACTAGCTGGGGACCAGTATTTTCTGCGTTATCTATGGGCGGATTATATTTGTCATCGTACGGCTCGAATGATGGATTAGTAAATGAATGGAGTGCTAAGCTACCATATGGCACACATTTATTTACAGATTCCAAATTTGATCATGACAATATACGAAAAGGATCAGCTGTTTTCGCACGAATTGAACCATATTTACGTACTGCAAATGTAGGCGTGCCACCTTTAGTAGCACCAAGTAATAGTTCAGAAGAAAATATAGAGCAATTAAATACAACTTCTAATCAAAATATTTTAGGGGGAGAATTGCCACAAAGTCAGTGGATAGAGCAAGCTGTGGCGGTTGATAAAAAGGCAGAAGGAATGGTTTCTGTATTAACAGCTGCTTCTGATGTAGAAATACAACTAATATCTCCAAAAGGAAAAGTGTATACAAATAAAGATAGTACGATAACTACTGGTGAAGGTGAATCTTTCTTTAATGGGGCAACAATTAGTACATTTAAATTTGACAAAATGGACGTAGGAGAATGGAGAGTTAAAATGATGGCGAAGCAGTCGAAAGATGCATACTTAATTGTAAGCGATCACAAAAGTGGCGCGCCATTCGTTCTTCAAATGCCAACAAAAGTCAAAATTAACAAATCAGAGTATAAACTGAAAAAATCACCTGCGGCACCTGAAATGAAAGGAAATCTTTCCATAACAGTAAGAGTTGTTAATAAAGAAGGGAAGCTAGTCTCTGAATTTAATGAATTACAAAATGTTAATACAAATACATTTACAGGTGCTTTGAAGGACATAAAGCAACCAGGGGTATATAACGTTACGATGGATATAAAAGGGATAAATAAAGAAGGAAAACCTTATAATCGTACGATTGTTAAGTCGGTTTATGTGGAGAAGTAAGAGTGAATAGATTTTGATATGAAAATTGCCGAAACCTTGTGTTAGAAGGGGACGGCAATTTTTTATGTTTATTAGGTTAACAGAATAATGAAATAGGGGGTTACGTTCTATAATGGGAAAGAACCACCAAAAGGAACAGTTATAAACTCAGTTTTCCAGAAAGTACCGTAAGCTGGCTTTGATGGTTTATGTGAATCGTGGCAGGAACATCTTTTATACGAGTTTGAAGAACGATAGTATGAACCCAATATATTACCTCCTGATGATTAATAAATGTAAGATACATAGTAGTATATGTAAATGAACTACTATTGGCATGTATGCCTATCCTGTATAAGGTGGTAGATTTGGAATATAAAGCACTCAAATGGTGAAATATAGTTTATTAGAATAATATGTATAACGATTTTTGAAGACGAAAAAATTAATAATTTGGTAGAAAAATGAACTGAAGTTCTAAATAAATTGAATTATTGATGAAACGCTTATTATACGAATTGCACCTGAAAAAGTAGCATTGTTATTTTTTGGTGCGATAATGTTGTCGTTTAGCGAATTGCTCCTATTTAAACGTTTGTATATTAGAGTCTTTATTCGTTACTTTTTATTTGTGCAGTTGGGCAGGAAGAAGACGAAAGGTATCGAATTCATTTACATAGGAAGCATTGTTTGCTTTTGGTGTGAATAATAGTTAAAGATACGTTGAAATATTTAAAACTGTAACGAAAGAGCTATTAAATAATAGAGGGAGCAACTTACATGGAAAATATATTAAAGGTATCTTCAAAATCAAGTCCAAATTCAGTTGCAGGTGCAATAGCAGGTGTACTAAGAGCAAATGGCAATGTGGAAATCCAAGTAATTGGGGCAGGTTCTTTAAATCAAGCAATTAAAGCAATTGCGATTGCAAGAGGATTTGTTGCTCCAAGTGGTGTTGATTTGGCTTTTGTTCCAGCATTTCAAGAGATTTCTATCAATAATCAAGAAAGAACAGCAATTAAATTAATTGTAGGTCCTAGAAAGAGAAGATCCTAATAGAGTGCCTTTATAGGATGTGATTTGAAAAGTGCGATAGAAATCGTCCTTTTCTTTTTTTATTTATATTTTAAAGTTGAATTTTTAGTAATAAGCATTAGTGTAGTTAATAAAAAGTGTCGCAAATGCTTGTATGACAGGCACTTGTGACACTTTTGTAGTTTTATATAATATAAAATGAACAATTCTAAAACTGCTCATTCTTCTCCCAAGATTCAACGATATAGTATGAGAAACCATATTATATCAAGGTTTGTAAGTGGTGATTTACCTCGATGCTCACATTTTGCTCACATTAAATTTGTTCATTTTTTATCAGGTGTTTTCATTAGATTTTATTATGCTCTCGAAGTTTTCCGCTGCTTGTTGCTGCATGTTCTGTGTGATGTGGCTATACTTGTCTAAAGTCATTTGAATAGAGGAATGCCCTAAGCGATCTTGTACGATTTTAGGGTGTTCTCCAGCCTGAAGCATGAGTGTAGCGTGAGTATGTCGTAAGTCGTGTATACGAATTCGTGGAACACCAGCTTTTTTATAGTGATCATTCAAAAAGCGATGAGGAGCATCTATATGTAAGGGCGAATGCATCGTATTGCCGGTGAAAATAAAGGCCTCTTCATTCAAGTGTATACCCCAGCGGAAAAATTCTTTCTTTTTATAGGAGTAGTAGGATTGTAATTTCCCTATAACAAAAGAAGAGATACTAATGCTTCTATTTGAAGACTTAGTTTTTGTAGCAGCTTTAAATAGTCCTTTTTCTGTTTTTACAAGCGATTTATTAACCAGGATACGTTTATTATCAAAGTCAATATCTTTCCACGTTAGTGCAAGTAATTCTCCACGTCTCATACCTGTATAGATTGCGAGTAAGAAGAACATATGGTACTTAATATTTTTTTCTTTTAGATAATGGAGGAATCGATTACATTCTTCGCTAGACCATGTTTTCATCTCGCCTTGCTCTTCACGTGGTTTTTTAACCTTATTCATTATATTATCATGTATGATTTCCCATTCTACAGCGTGTTTGAAAATACATCTTAGGCAGCGGTGGATATTGCTGATTGTACCATTTGATAGTCCTTTTTCTTTAAGTTCAGCATAGTAGCTTTGAATCATTACGGGCTTAATACTTTTAATTTTTTTATAACTAAATGGGGGAAGGATATAGAGCCTAACTAAGCTCATGTCTTTTTCATAAGATGTAATTTTTAATTCAGCTTTACGAAGAGGCTTTAACTTTTCCCATACATCTAAAACAGTTAATTGTTTGTCATCAAAATATATTCCTTTCTCTATCTCTGTAATCATCGTTGCAGCAGCATTTTGGGCTTCCTTTTTTGTTCTAAATCCACTTTTACTTTTTTGCTGTCGTTTTCCTGTGGTTGGATCTATACCGATATCTATTGTAAAAGACCACGTATTTCCACGTTTACGAAAACTTCCTTTCATATTCAATACCTCCTGTATCGTTAGTTTTAAAAATTACAGTATTGTGATATTTGGTTCTGTAATTTACTTGCTAATAATTGATTTTCATAATGTAAAAGCCTTTTTTCAGCAAATTGTGTTGTTACATTGAATTTTTCTGAGATTATATATGCTTTTAACTGTAGGGGAGGAAGCTTTCGTAACATAAAAGTAGGTACACAAAATTGTTGTGCGAAGTTTTTAGCCTTTGCTTCTTGATAATCTAGAAACATTTGACGCATTAATAATTGATTACCAGAATGAAATAGGATGTGACAGGTCTCATGGCCAAAATCCTCCCATTGTTCTTGCTGAGAGATACGATTATCAATAACTAAGTTAGCTATTTGATTCCTTTCCATTGCATGACTTCCAAACGGAGCAAAGTACAGCAAAATGTTTAGCTTTTTCGCAATCTCCATCATATCAATTTGCTCGGGAACAAAAATAGATAAGGATTGGTACAAGTGCTGGATATAGTCTTCAAGTCGTGTATTGTAATAGGGTTGCGATTGAAACAAATTTTACACTCCATTCAAATAAAATAAGAACGTTCGTTCTTATTTTATAATGGAAAAGTAAAAATTGGAAGGCAAACTTATAAGATAGGGTATCGATATAATTATAATCCACTATCTATTAACAACTTAAGGAACTGGCTATATGTGAGAGGAAGTATCCGTTATGCGAACAGTAATAATTCTTCAATAAGAATATAATTTTACAGAAAGTAGGAGTAGCTTTAGGTATATTCAAAATTTTAAGTCATTCAGAGTTATATATATATATTAGACATACGCTTGAATTCAGGTAATTAGTAGATAAAATGAGGGTAATATTAGAGGTGTAATACTTGTCCTATCAGATTAGTACGTATAACTATAAAATTTTATATTCTTATTTAATAATTTAAAAAGGAAATGAATAAACAAAAATAACTACAGTTATTGAGTTTTTTTGCTTATTCATATAATTAACGTTTGTTTTCTTTTTGTTTGATAAATTCCCAAAATTGTTTAAGTTCTTCTTGTTTCTCTGGAGAGGCGTCTTTAATATCTTTAAACCAGAGACCTAAGTTTTGATCTTCAAAAAGATTTTCCACAAATAATCTATTATTAGAATCACTTTCTCTTCCTAGAAGATAGTCAGAAGAAACGTTAAAAATGTCAGCAGCTTTGCTAATTAAGGAGTCCTCAATAGGTCTTTTTCCACTTTCAATTCTGGATAGCACACTGTTATTAATCCCCATTTTTTTTGCGAATTCTATTTGTGACCATTTTCTTTTTTCACGTAATTGCTTTATTCGATAGCCAATTGTGGATTCTGACATTTTTTCACCAACTTCCTAAAAACATTATTATGTCAAATTTAAGATTATCTAAAGGTATTTTATCATTTTTTCCAAAATGGAAAAAGTGATTTGTTGAAATAGCAAAAAAAGCTTGACTTTGCTGTAATAGCAAAATATTATATAGGTATACATTTGCTGTTTTAGCAAAAAAAAGGAGATGGGAGTTTGGAGAAGTTGAATTTGGATTTTATCCAAAATAGACGTTTGGAACTACAGATTACGTTGTTAGATCTAGCAGAAGTGCTTGGTTTTAAGAATGCTTCCACGTATATGAAATACGAAAAAGGAAAGTATATGTTTAAGGCAAATCATTTGCCATTCATAGCAAAAGTATTAGATTGCAAAATAGAGGATCTTTTTTTAAAATGAAATTTGCTAAAATAGCAAAAAAGGAGAGAGCTATGATCAATTTCGACATTGAATCATTCCGTCAAATCATCCGAGAAGAAGTACAAAGAGCAACAGAACATCTTCAGCCAATGAAAGAATTACCACCATTTTTAACTATTACAGAATTAATGGAACTATTACATATTAAACGTACCAAAGCATCTGAGTTATTAAACCGTTCTGATTTTCCAGTATGTCGTGAAGCCGGGGTTCTTATTCCTACACACCTTCTTTTTAAGTGGATGGAGAATCACACTGAATGGGTAGAAAACAATACGGAGTATTACAATCCATTCAAAGAATCCGTCTAATAACAAATTACCATAGTAAGTTGTCACAAATAAATAATGCTTTAGGTACGAATGGGGGAAGTAAACGATGTCCATAGGAAAAGAAGTTGCTATGGCACGAAAACGAAAGGGAATCACCCAAGAACAACTCTCCTTAGAAATCCCCGTGAGTCGTGAGTCACTAGCAAAATATGAAACTGAACAACGACGCTTACCAGAAGATTTGCGAAAATGCATTACTGAAGGAATTAATGATCCGCAGCTGTTTTTTAAGATGTGGAGTGAGGCAACAGGGGATGTAAGTATCCCGTTCTTCAATGGAGAGCACATAGATCATCATCCTACAAGTCTGAGATACATGGTTTATCAAGAGACAAACAAAGCTTTGGAACAACTTGATACAGTATGTTGGTCTAAGCCTTCACAAACTTGGTCCGAAAGAGAGAAAGAGGATTTGAAAAAGGTAATGCATGAAATCTTGGATGCTACAGGTTCAATGATGAGCCTCGTAGCGGTCCTATGTGATCAATATGGTATTTCAATGAAAGACGTCTTTAAGTACTGGAAAGTATCATTACGAGCTAGGAAGTATATAAAAGCTTAATTTAATTATTTTATTGGGGAGGTTTAAGTTATGACAATTGATTATGCAAGTCCAACTTTAAATCAATATAAAACGCTAATTCGTAAGGAAGCAAATTTATATGGTGATATTCGAATTGCAGCAGTTTGTGGGGACTATATGAAAGCTAGGGATTTAAAACAAGAGAAGAAATTAATGGAGATAAGAATTCGAATTATAGAAGCAGCATTTGTTTTGAAAAATAAAAAGAAAAAAGGAAAGGCCACCGCGTAGCCTGCGATAGCCAATCATGACAGTAGATAAATTATAGCATATAACAATTTAGTGCGACAAGCTGTTGTGCTTGTCGTTATGACCAGAAAGATTTGTTAACTCTAACCGCTTAATATACATTACATTCTGGTCATAACGATGCGTACAGTATCAAATTATTAAAAATGGGGAGCAAATTATGAAAGTAGAATGTAATCGTCTGTTCGACTTAGTTCTACCAGGTGATTTTGCTTTTGCAAATGAATTACATAACTGCATGGTGACATGTATTCATAACATGTTCAATGCTGGTTCATTAGATGAAGCTAATCATTGGGAGAAGGAATTAAATAGATGCGCAAAAGAATTCAAGAGCCTTCGTAATGAAAAAGAGGATCACGATGTATCAAAGAGTTATCGTGTAGTTGTTAAAAGCCTTCAAGGGCAGGGGATCAATGCATCAGTAGTTAGTCGAAGAAAATAAAAAATCTATCACTTGGCAGAGTGATAGATTTTAGACTCTTATAGAGAGTTTTTCTAAAAATTGAATTGGATTAAGTATATCAAAGCAAATCAAGTAAAACAATGGAGGATAAATAATATGGCAGTTTATAGACCTGTTCAAGTTTCATATTGGCAAGATGCTTTCGTTTTAGATCTTACACCGGAGGAGAAATACTTCTACTTATACTTAATGACTAATAGCAAAACTTCTCAGAGTGGTATCTATGAGCTTCCATTACGAGTGATAGAAATGGATACAGGGTATAACCGTGAAACGGTTGAGAAGCTGCTAGAGCGTTTTGCTGATTATGGGAAAATTCATTACAACAAAAAGACGAAAGAAATTATGTTGATTAATTGGCTTAAATTCAATGCTATTACAAATATGAATATTGAAAAGTGTGTGTTAAAAGAAATCCAGAATATTAAGTGCGAGGATTTTTTAATTGATTTTTATGAGACATGTTTAGAGTTAGAGCAGCAGCAAGATTTTAAAATTCCTCGTATTAAGGAATACTTCCAAGCTCGTTTTGAGTGGCTTATAAGGGGCTTCGAAGACCCTATGAAGGAAAAAGAAGAAACAAAAACAGAAACAAAAGAAAAAGAAGAAACAAAAACAAAAGAAGAAACAAAAACAAAAGAAGAAGCAGCAAGCTGCTCAAGAGATAAAAAAGTTGCAGAAGAAAATCCAATAGCATTTTATGAGCAAAACTTTGGAGTTCTTAAACCATTTGTGGCTGAAGGGATTAATGCGTGGATTGAAGATTTGAATGCACAGCTTGTTATCAAAGCAATGAAAATAGCTTTAGAAAAGAATGCACCTAATATGTCTTATGTACAAGGTATTTTAAGAGATTGGCATGCTAAGGGGTATAAGAGTATTACTGATGTTGAGGCTGCACAAACTCAATTCCGTAAGAAATACCAGTCTCGTGGTGGGAGAAGTAATACTAGAAAAGAAATCGTCCCTGATTGGTTACATACACAAGATACAGAAGTGCAATCTCAGCCTGTAAAGCACGATGAAATGGATTTAGAGGGTGAACGTAAACGTTTAGAACAAGTGTTATCTAAATATAAAAAAGAGGCTTAGGAGGATTGTAATGCCAAAGCAGTTAACAATATTTGATGTTGAGCCTGTAGTAGCATTCGATATTGAGAAAGCACACATTCATCGATTAAATTCTAAAGTTCGTTTTACGGATGTAGTTGTTCAAGTACCAAAGCAAGTAAGAGCTACTGATGAATTAAAACCAACAACAGCGCCAAATGATCAGTATGAATTATTTGAGGAATATACAATTGGAATTTGGAGATTTAAGCGAGTGGAAGATAAGCAGTTCGATTGGGAAGAAGCGGAGGAGCTTTGCAAGTCTGCGAGAGATAATAAAGAACCGATTTCAATACGACTTTATTTATCATTGGAACAATCATTTGTTCCAGAAAATGTTGTGCGATACTTGTAGACAAACAAAAAATCCGAGATTGCTCCCGACTTGCTTCGACAAAATAATCATAACATACGGGAGTGGTCTTAATGGGAATTATTAAAGAAAATCTTGTAGAAATGACAGCTGAAATAGATTTAGAAATGAATGGAATATACGTTGTTAAAAATGGTCAGGTGCAACTAATAGAACCACCCCAAGGTGGATTTGGTGAACAATCATTTGTATATCAAAGTGGAAAAGTAATTCGTATGGAAGAACGAAAAACACAGTTACTTTAATCAAATTTGAATTTTGTTAAGAAAAAGTGAGTGAGAGATGGAACTATTATGAACTATAGAATGCCAATATTGGGAATCTATATTAATTATATAATTTAAAAATGTGGTAATGGTTAAGATTTTAATATAGGGAATTTATGAAGTATGAGTATGCTTTGATTGGTTGTTTTTTAACTCTTTATAGGCAATTTCATATATTGTAGGATGCAATATTGAAGAATTATGAGGAGTTGAAAAAATGGATTGCTTTAAAAAAGGTAAATTTATACCATTTCCATGTGCTTTACCAATTCCTGAATCTGGTCCAACTGGCCCAACTGGCCCACCTGGATCAGCTGGAGGTCCGACTGGTCCAACCGGTCCAACCGGCCCGCAAGGTTTACAAGGGATTCAAGGGGTTCAAGGGAATCCAGGAACTACTGGACCTCAAGGTATTCAAGGACCTCAAGGTATTCCAGGGGTTTCAGGTCCTATTGGTCCTATTGGTCCTACTGGACTTCAAGGAGTTCAAGGACTTCAAGGAATTCCTGGCATTCCAGGTCCTATGGGCCCCGTAGGACTAACCGGCCCGACTGGGATTCAAGGTATTCAAGGGATTCAGGGAGTTCAAGGTATCCAAGGCATTCAAGGTGATGTAGGCCCAACCGGTCCTCAGGGTATTCCTGGTATTCCAGGACTAACTGGCCCGACAGGCTCTCAAGGTGCTACTGGAGTTACTGGCCCTTCCGGAGGCCCACCAGGTCCAACTGGTGCAACCGGTGCAACCGGTCCAGCTGGAGGCCCACCAGGTCCAACCGGTGCAACCGGTCCAGCTGGAGGGCCAACAGGACTAACTGGCCCAACTGGCCCAACTGGTCCAACTGGAATTCAAGGTATTCAAGGGGTACAGGGTACTCAGGGAATTCCGGGTCCAACTGGTCCACAAGGGATCCAAGGAGTTCAAGGAATCCAAGGAATTCCTGGCATTCCAGGTCCTATGGGCCCAACAGGACTAACTGGTCCAACTGGACTTCAAGGTGTTCAAGGGATTCAGGGAAATCCAGGTCCAACCGGTCCCTTTGGCCCGACTGGCCCGACCGGGCTTCAAGGTATTCAAGGCTTACAGGGTATTCAAGGTATTCCAGGTCCAACCGGACCTCAAGGAATCCAAGGTCCAACTGGACCTGCTAGCACACTTTCCACAAAGGCAATTCTTTTTGGGGGTACTAATGCAGGATTTCAACGTGTATCTGGATCACCAGGTGCAGATTCTCAAGACATTCCTTATGTAACTGGCGGAGCTGGTAGTGTTGTAGCTCTTTCTGCTTCTATAAGTATTAATAATTTACCAATAGGAGTATATACAATACAAGTCTGTAAAAATGTTCCTATTAATCTTGCTACGCCGGGGCCTGGCCAAGTAATATCTACAATTATTTTTACAACTACAGCAGTGATTAGTGGGACTATTATACTGACTATTAACCCTTCTGATATTGGTGCACAGCCTGTAAAAGTATTTAACCCTAATTTAGTTATAGCACCTGCTACAGTTGCTTGGAGTAGTACAATACCTGGTGACATAGTTGCAAGAGGTGATGCAATATCACTGTTTATAACGCCAGGTATTACGCAAAATGCTGTGTATACAATATTCCTTCATACAGGAATTTAAAGTTTATTTTATGTGAATTTAAGTCCTTTAAATTGGAATGAAAAATTAAGTAACTTTAAAAAATGAGATATGTATCGGAGTCTTTTTATGTACAAAAGAATAAGAGATTTCTTCTGAACATCTAAAAGGAATCTCTTATTCGTAATGGGTAAATTAGGTTTTAGAAAAACGAAAAGATCTTGTATGAAAAATAAATAAAAGAACCCGTTTGTTATAAACGGATTCTTTCCACAAGGTGTGCGAGAAATTCAAGGTAACTGGACCAGAGCCACCTGTGGAATTCCTTGTGATAATACTGTATGCAAAGGAATCAATAAGGTTAATGAAATTTAAACAAAATCCTTATTTTAAAGCTAAAGAGCGACTTGTAGTGCGCTACTAATTTTGATCTTAGATTTCTTACTTGGAGGAATAAAATGCTCTTAAACAAAGTTTAGATAGACAATACAGCCCATAATTACAATATAAAACAATGTACAAAAGAAGATTAAAATGTATTTTAATGTCTTGTTCATATTAGTACCGTCCTAAAAGAGGATTATTTGGATTTTAATATGGTATGTAAAAAAGGTGCATTTATACAAGGGAAGGGTAGCTAGCAAAAGTAAACAAAATCTTTATTTAAATAAAAAGAGCGCTAATCGTGAGCGCTCCTTATACCTCATTATAACGACAGTGACGAACTCACATTATATAGAAAGGCACTATTATTGTATGTCAGAGTATGAGATTAGTGAATAGATATAGATAAAATCTTTATTCAAAAATTAAAGAGTGGTTTTTAAGTAGCTCTATGACTAAGAGTTATTTTAAATTTTTTATGGTTTTGAAGTATTTAAGCAATAATTTTGTTTAAGACTAAGATATTTTCTCATTAGTAATACCGATTTGCTTCAGTAGACATGGCAATCGCTTTTGTTTCATGAACTGTACCATAGGGATGTTCTGGAGGTGCATATATAGAGTAAATTTTAAGTGGTTTATTCCCCATATTAATTACATTATGCCATTTTCCAGCAGGTATCATAATTGCATAGTCATCATAGACCATTTCTTGAAAATCTAATTTATCTTTGGTATCACCCATTTGAACGAGTCCTTGACCCTCTTCAATACGTATGAATTGATCGGTTGTAGGGTGTACTTCTAAACCTATGTCATCACCAACATTAATACTCATTAAAGTTACTTGTAAGTTTTTTCCTGTCCAGATAGCGGTTCGGTAAGTATTGTTTTGTTTGGTGGCTTGATTAATATTCAATACAAATGGTCTAGTTCCATAATCTGTTAATCTGAAATTTTCACAATAAGGATATCGGTTGTGGTCCAAAGCATTATTGTTGTAACTGTAATAATAAGGATTCCAAGAGTAAATCCAATTATTGTTATTCCAGATGCTATCCATTGGGCTTTGAGATTGATAATAATAACGTGGAGTATGTTGCATATCCAAGCTCCTCTCATAATTTTATCATTTACTTTTTATCCTATGCTGTTGTCTATTTATAGGAATGCAGAAAAAGAGGAAATGGGCAGTAATAAAAAATACAAACAAACGTTTTTATTTTTTCAGGAAAAATAAAAGTAACAAGTTAATAAGAGATGTACTACTGGTATAAAAAACTTAATAAAATAGTTATTTGATTAATAAAAAAAGAGCACCTGACCAGGGTGCTCCGCCTAAAACTATGAATAACAATCCATAAATAATATATGTGATTTTTGCCTAATGGTGATAAATTTCAATGGGAAAATTAAAAGTGCGGCAAAGAAATAATTACAAAAAGAATATAGCATACCCAAAAGATATCAATGTGATCCATCCAATAATAAGAGCAATGTATTTTAAGATTTTTATGATTAGTCCTTTTAGATATAGAATGCACCAGGATGTAGAATTTAATTAATTTTTTAACAAACTTCTTGTTGTATGACCAAAAATAAAAGAACCCGTTTGTTAAAAACGGATTCTTCTCTCAAGGTCTGCAACAAATTCAAGGTAACTGGACCAGAGCACCATGTAGAATTTCTTGTGATATTAATGTATTCGAAGAAATCAAAAAGATGAACGGGAATTAAATAAAATCCTTATTTGAACAGAAAATGCCAGCTGAAATGTCTAGGAAGTATCAGCTGGCACTGAAATAGATATTAACTTTTATTATTAGGTTTTTTAGTTCGTACTTTTGCTCTTGTTTCTAGAAGAGATTGTACCAAATATAGCTCCGGATATTGCTCCGATTAAAGTCATAAAAATAGCACTCCATGCTGCAAATGACATAATTACACCTCCTAATAATAAATTGTTTTAACTATATGTTTTATTATATATGAATTTACGAATTCGTTGTAGATAAAAGGTTTGAAAACTAAACAAAATCGTTATTTGCGCGACGCGTTTCCTTATAAGTGTGTAAACACGAAATAGAAGGGTTATCAATTTGATAGCAACAACTAATTGACTGAAAGTAGGAATGAAAGCCGTCAGGTTGAGCTGAAACTACTTATCTGATACTCCTACATGCAAGGCGTGATAGTAGTCACAAATTGTATGAAGCTAGGTGAAGTCGGCTGAACAAAACCTAAGTGAGAAATCATATGGTAATGGATAGGTCGGGATGCTATAAAATATCTATGGTGAGAATGTCCTAACGGACTGGCGAACTTGCGAATGTACGGGTCTAAACTATTAATACATTAGAAATGTGTATGTCGTCATTGATGACTTTATCTACCGAAAAGTAAGAGTAAATAATATGAAATTCGGAAAATCTAACAATGAGGATGTAAAGATAATAGGCTTACAGCAAGCACCTAAGGGTATATGTAAAGCTAAGCCAATCGGAACGTGGTAAGCAAGAAACTGTCACCAATGCCTACTAGCGGACAGATGCATATAAGGTTCTAACGAACCGACATTGTTTCATTCTTGTGAAAGTGGGGACACAGTACCGACGAAGCATGTAACGAATGTGGAGGGATAGTCCCTAGTCTTGTTCTTTGAAAACTAAATCAATTAGATGTAACTCACAGGATCGAGTAAGATGATGTGACCTTTCGTAAGAAAGGGGAATTAATACGTTGGTGAGTACAACATTGTTTGTAATCTAGTTGCTTTAGTATAAAAGGATGAGATGGGGCGCTGTATGCGATAAAAGTCGCACGTACAGTGGTAAGCGGGGGAAAAGATGAAGATAACTTCAAAGTCTTATCTATCGCAACTAATTAAAAGAGCAGCTAGCAAAAGCTAACTGCTTGTTAAAAAAAGAATCCACTCTAGGTTATTAACTGCTAGAGTTTCAAGAAATAAATGATTAAATTAATTTAATTTTTCAATTACAATCGAAGCATTTATATTCGTTTGTGTTCCACCTGCCAAAGTCTGCAAAGTAACTGCAGCGGCAGAAGTATGATTATTAAGGGTAATAATATCACCTGCAGCTAAAGCGATAATTGTTTGCCCGTTGTTTGGTTGAGTCCCTGCACCTGATCCATAAACTGCGCTGGTAACCGGAGCGCCATTTAAAAAAAGTGTGAATTGATTAGGCTCAACTCCTGATACAGAAAAAGAAATTTTATAATCACCTGCATTAAGAACCATTAATTGAGAAGTTCCCAGCGTATGAGTAAAACCAGATGTCATTCTACCATGTGAATTAAAAAGAATAGGTGCTTCTAAGGCAACAACTTGAGCTGCTGTATTGAAAACATAAGCATAATGAGATAACCCAGATACTGTAAGTCCGGTAGGTCCAGTAGATCCGGTAGCTCCAGCGGTTCCTGGTAATCCAGTAGGCCCAGGAATGCCTTGGATGCCTTGGATACCTTGAAGCCCAGTTGGGCCAGTCGGGCCGATAGGTCCAATAAGTCCCGGATTACCTTGAATACCTTGGATACCCTGAATTCCAGTCGCCCCAGTTATTCCAGTAGGTCCAATAGGACCAATAGGCCCCGGATTACCTTGAATCCCCTGAATCCCTTGACTTCCTTGAGGTCCAGTGGGGCCAGGAATCCCTTGGATACCTTGAATACCTTGAAGTCCGGTTGGTCCTGGTGACCCAGAAGGTCCAGTGGGGCCAGTCACTCCGGTTGGTCCTGGTGGTCCCCCAGAAGGTCCAGTCGGGCCCGTTGGTCCTGGCGGTCCCCCGGAAGGGCCGGTAGGTCCAACAGCTCCAGAAGGTCCAGTTGGACCTACAGAACCAGGAATGCCCTGAATCCCTTGAGGGCCGGTCGGACCAGGAATCCCTTGAATCCCTTGAATCCCTTGAATGCCAGGAATCCCTTGAATTCCAGTGACCCCTGTTATTCCAGTGGGTCCAATAGGACCTTGAATGCCAGGAATGCCTTGGATACCTTGGATACCTTGGATTCCAGAAGGTCCAGTTGGACCAATAGATCCAGAAATCCCAGGAATCCCTTGAGGTCCAGAAATACCTTGAGGCCCAGTAGGTCCCAGGCTACCTTGAATTCCAGTAGGCCCGGTAGGTCCCCGAGGTCCCCCAGAAGGTCCGGTAGCTCCAGTAGCTCCAGTAGGTCCCGAAGGTCCAGTAGCACCAGTTAATCCAGTAGACCCGATTTGAGGTAAAGGAAAGGCACATGGAAAGGGTATGTGACAATTCTTTTTAAATTTACTCATTTTTACACCTCCCTTATAAATTAACTAACAATTTATATTTATACTTTAACAACTTATGAGTAAACAGACACACTGGTGTAAGGAACCCCCCCACAATAATTATATAAAAGGTTTTAAGAGCAAGCCTTTATTTCACATTCCATACCAAAAAGAGCGCATTTTTATATGCACCCTTAGTAAGGTATGTGAATGTCTCATGAAATATAAAAAATTCAGAAAATCGTAATCAGATTTTTACGAGTGAATTTTGAATATTGTATGCCTTACTTGGAGTTATGGAGCCTGTCATTAAAGAATAAAGAGCGCCTTGAGAGAAAGACGCTCTGACCAAAACTAATATTGAAAAAGAATACCCATAATATTGTATGTATGTTTTTGGTGTAGGTGCGAGTTTAAATAAAATCTTTATCTTGCGTAAAAAAGGCTAGGATTGATCCTAGCGCTCAATAAAAGGTTGTGTCACATGGGAAATGAGAAAAGCAAGAAATTCAGTAATGTTTACAGATGTATTACGCGGGCATGAAGATGTTGATGAATTATAAAATCGTTATGTCAATGTAAAAAGCCCTAGAGGGGACTAGGACTTTTTACATAATAAATCTTTCTGTAGTTAAAGGACTTACTAAAGATAACACATGAATGTTTCATAAATGTATCAGAAATGTGAACAAAAGCGTGTCTTCATAACAAACAAAAAGAGCACACATATAAGTATGCCCTTTGACAAGAAAGGTAGATTGCTATGAGTAGATGCCTCCATAAAACATCATATGCCTGTCCAATTAAAAGGTGAAAAAACTTTAAGGGAATTTCGATTTGAATAAAAGAAACCCCGTTTATTCACGAGGTTTCAAAGGGTAAATGTCAAGTTATGACGTACTCGACTAATTAACCATATCATGAATTTATTGGTAAAAATACTGGTAAATGCGTCCAATTGTATGGCTGTTAATTTGAAAAAAAACGCTATTTGAATCAATGTGGAAAATACCATATGTAACCTAGAATAACTAAGCAAGTAATTCCAAGTGTAATTAATAAATATTTAAGGGTCGTGAGTACTGTTTTCATTGAATACCACCTAAATTTTTAATTATTTTAGGTATTTAGTCAGGTATTTATGTATATAAAAATTTCATTTTGTCACAAATAAAAGAGCAGTTAGCCCAGTCTAACTGCTCGACACAAAGGTAATGATCTAGATGTATAGATATTATATGCCGAATTATTGATTTTATTCAAGAAGGAGTAAAGATTTCTTTAAGAAACAGGAGGAACGAAACAAAAGAGCAGCTAGCAAAAGCTAACTGCCGAAAGGTTCCAAGCTGCAATCACTGTTAAAAAAGCTGCTTACAGGTAGTATGTACAGAATTGTGAAGATTATTCGGATGAATAAAAAGAGCACCTTTGAACAGTGCTCTTCAGAGAGGAGCTAATTAAGTTAATTAAATGAATGAATGTAAAAAGAATACCTTTTTTCATTTGAGAAGCGTTGATTTTTTGCTTCAAAATAATATATGAACTTTGAACTGAAAAAGCGATAAAAAATAAAAGAGCAGCTAGCAAAAACTAACTGCTCTCCAGAAAAGCATTAAGAAGGAAGTTCAGAACTCAAGTGCATTTATAGTATGGACAAGGTTTATGGATTTATTCAAGAGGGTAGAGGGAAATGATTAACGATCTAAAAGTAGGAAATGCATTCCCGTTTTGGATACCAGTTAATTTAGGATTTGCACGATCAATGCACAAAGTAGAAGGTGAATACTTAGGAAAATACAATGGGGTGCATTTAATTACTCATTTCGATGAATATTTGTGTATGCATGTAGTATCTGAACTAACTACTGGTTTCGGAATCACAAACAGCTTTAAAAAAACGGTTTGCCATCGAAAAAGCTAAAAGAAGAATTGGCGAGAATGGAGAACGTGTTGATTTATGGATTAATACAGCTAATGCAAAATATGGAGTATTGAATGAAGTAATTTCAATAAAATAATCCTTTGAAATGAATATCGTCCGGCTAGAAAACTAGAGGACACCAATTCATTAAAGCAGCCATTAAAGCTGTTTTAGGAATAGGTGTCCTTTTTATTTTGAAAAGGGAGATGGGGAAATGAAGGTGTTAAAGGATCAGCTACGTGAGTGGAAAAAGCAATCAAAACAAGTAAAGAAGAAAGGCAAGAAAAAGCGAAAAGAGAAATTTAGTACTCATGAAATTGAAGAGTTAATGGGGATGTATAGACCTTGTTATGAGCGTAGACGTGGAGCATTAAGACAAAAATAATTAAAAAATAAAAAGGAGTGGTCTTACATGAATAAACAATTATCTTTCTTACCAAAAATTGATAGAACAGCGACACAGGAGGAATTAGAAGGTGTGTTGGAAAGCGTACGTATACATAGACAATTTGGGATGATGCGTAAAGAAATGAAAGTCACTCCTTCTTATGAAATACGTGAGCACGGTCCTACACATACAGTTGGTAAGCCGTTAGAAGATGTTGCTATAGCAAATATTCAACAAAGTAAACGAGAAGAATGGCTAGAAAGAATGTCATTACGTATTGATCAATTTCTAAATCGATTAGGAAATGGACGCGCAGGAATTATCCAAAGGGACATTATTTATAAACGTTATTTAGAAGAAGAGGATGTATGTGATTACATGGTTTATAACGAAATTGGAATGTCAGAGCGTACTTATCGACGTTGGAAGTCTAAAGCATTTTATAAGCTTGCTTTTGCACTTGGATTAGAAGTTTACGAGACAGAAGAAACTGGAGGTAATGAATAGTGAATTTTGTTCAACCGATACGTGATCCAGAGCAAATACAACAAATTAAAGAATATCTAAAAGAAAAGAATGAACGCAATTATATTTTGTTTGTAATGGGAATTAATACAGGTCTACGTATTAGTGATATTTTAAAACTGAAGGTTGGAGATTTAAATGGCAGCCATATATCAATACGTGAAATGAAGACAGGTAAGCAGAAACGTATTCAGATTACTGCAGCATTAAGAAGAGAGTTAAAGTGGTACATTGAAGATATGGAAGACTATGAGTATTTAATTAAGAGCAGACAAGGAAACAATCGACCAATCGGAAGAAGTATGGCATATAAAATACTTAGTACCACAGCAGCAGAATTTGGATTAGACGAGATTGGGACACATACATTACGTAAGACATTTGGGTATCATATGTACATGCAGACAAAGAATATAGCTTTGCTAATGGAGATATTCAATCATTCAAGTGAACGGGTAACATTAAGATATATAGGAGTAAACCAAGATGCAATGGATAAAGCAATGACTAGGTTTAAAATCTAATCATTGCTTTTTCTTTTTAGTTCGAGGATAGCATCACATACCTATCGACTTAAGAACAGAAACTTACGCTTGAACATAATATCAAATCTAGATGAGCAAAGCTATTTCATGTGAATAGAATTCACTCTTTAAGAATACATAAAATATATACATACAAGCTTAGTCTGATCACTACATCATTAATAAAAGTAGAATTCTATAAATTTTGGAGGAAGAGATATGCAAAAAAAGGTTCTCCTGTTCACAGATTTGGGGATTGATGATGCGTTTGCTATACTGTACACCTTTTTTCGTAAAGACATTCAACTTGTAGGAATTGTAGCCGATTATGGGAATGTATCAAGAGAAAATGTAATAAGGAACATTAACTATTTGAAGTACATTTCGGGAAGAGAAGAGATACCTGTATTCCTTGGTGCTTCTGTACCGTTGACAGGAATATTGATTCAGTATTTCCCTGAGGTACATGGAAAAGTCGGATTAGGACCTATCATTCCCCCTGAAATTTCATATCCAGTTTATCCTTTAAATGATATTTATCAAATTATAGAATCAAATTTAGAAGATCTTACAATTATCAATTTAGGAAGACTCTCTTCGCTAGCTACGACTTTTGTATTGAATTTAGAAACAATGCGAAACGTAAGAGAATGCATTTGCATGGGGGGAGCTTTTTTCTATCCAGGTAACGTAACTGCTGTGGCTGAAGCTAACTTTTACTCAGACCCTTATGCAGCAAACTTAATTCTGCAGCATGCAAAGAAGTTGACGGTTATTCCTTTAAATGTGACTCAACATGCGATTGTTACACCCGAAATGGTCCAGCAAATCGATGCATTTCATCGGAATACACAGGATCTTGCAGGACTCATCATCAAACCTATGTTAGATTATTATTATAATTTCTACTCCAAGTCTAATCCTGGTATAAGTGGAAGTCCTATGCATGATTTTGTAACGGTGTGGTATTTGCTGAATCAAGAGGCTGTTAGCCTTTCAAGGGTACCCATTAAAGTAATTCCTGATCAAGGAGAAGGATTTGGTCAAAGTATTGCAGACTTTCGTTTTGCTACTAATCCAGGCTATAAAACACATAATGTAGCTTTTCAGTTTGATTATGAATGGTTCAAGAAGGATATTATGGAAACGTTCCTAAAGAAGAGAGTGTAAAAGACTTTATTAACTTCAGATAATACGGATTATATGAATGAAATATCACTGCACTTCACGTACAAGAATTCGACTTTTTTAGGTTGAAATTCGTCTAACATACAAAGCTTCCGAAATGTTGGCTGTATCCTATCACTATCAAGCTAACAGAATAAAATCTTCCTAATTTCTGGTACATTAAAACTTTAACTTGATGACCATGTGGTGCTACCCTATTCTATACGGTTACTCATTTTTATTATGTTGTGTAACTCAAAAGAGAAAGTGCTATGAAGCTATTAATATCAAGGGCTGTAGCGTTTGGATTAGTTACACACAATATAAGATATGGGTAAGTCAGTAGAGCAAATTTTATGAGGTTAATTAAAAATTGGGACATCGTTAGGAGAATTTAGATTTACCAAGTGAATTATATTCTCATGACGATGTCCCAACATTAATCTTATATTTAAAGTGAAAAGTATAGATGCTACAAAACTTAGAATAACGATGTGAGAAATGTAATTGATATGAAATTTAGTAGGGGACTGTACTTGTGTCTTAGACAGTGTAACTGATACTTATAGATTAAATTATTACTATTTTTTAAACTATGAAATCAGCAAAATGGAATACCATAGAAGGATCTGCAACGGAAAGACCAGGATTTGTAGGATTAGAAAGGCCTGATCCACCAACAACTTCAATTTCAAGTTTTCCACGTAATGGACGTTCTCCTACTAAATAATCACCTGTAGATTTAACATGAAGGATTCCGTTTACAAAAGAACTAATATCAAATTCTAATCGAGTACAACTCATTGGAGGTATAATTGTTAGACCAAGCCCTTCGAGAAAAGGTCTTTCATTCTCAGTAGTTATAAAGGGGAGTGGTGTACCTTCAACTGAGATTTGTACAGGAGGACAAAACTCGATTACCACATCAGCTTCTAGCGATTGTCTTGTTGGATTCTTAAGGATAATTACAAGCCTATTATTTGGTTGTCCAACCGCAGCATTCACTGGAACTAGAAAAGGTCCTGTAGTAATCGTATTTTTACTTTGATGACATGTTGATTTATAACTGGACATAAAATCATCTCCTATTAAAAGTGCTTTCTGTATATCTTATTAACATTAAACAAAAGGTGTACAGGCAGTTGTAACATAAGAAACACTGAATTATAGAGAAGTTCTTCATCGCAACTTATTTCCAGTAGTGATGGGGAATTTAATATTATTGGCAGAGTTATGACCGCTTTTTGGCAGGAAATGTGTCGGTTATTTTGGAATTAACGTGTTATATTTGTATTGTGGGAAGTGGCGGAAAACACAACTCGCTATGTTGTTTTTAAAATTCTAAACGGTTCGTAATGACGGCACATAAAATCCGAAACCAGCAGATGGTAGTGGTTGAATGATACCGTTATTAAGGAGAGCTTTTGCTCTTCTTCCAGTTACTTAATAATGCATAAAAAGATTGGTGCAGCAATATTAGGTGATTGGAAGAAGGGTAAAACTTCATTTACCGTAATTAAAATACAAATAAATAATTGATATCAGAGCATCCATAACGGGTGCTTTTTTGTTTGTTGTATAGAAATTACACATTAAACGTATTTAAATACTGTTTTAGGTATAACATGAATTGACATCAATGGTACAGATATTAGATGTTAAATGTACCGTGAAACTCTTGGAAATACAATGATGGGAAATTATAATGATATTGGTATATTACGGGAGAAGGCGGAATTGTAGGAGTAAAGGGAATGTGCCCAGGTTGCATACCATATTGACCATATGAATGATATTGAAGTGAATGTTGCCAAGTCGCAGCTGGAGCTACAAAAGCAATCCTCATCGGGAAGGGATTCATAATATAATCACTCCTAAAGTAGTATTCATGTACTAGGGTATGCGCTTACTGAATATAGATGTGCACAATCTAGGTCTATAAACATAATAATCAATGAACAGAAAAATAGGGTTACTAATCTTATGATGTGTCCATTATGGTTGTTTTATTTTACTATATAGATAGAACAAACATGTGTATAGCAATTATAGCAGGCGCTGCCGTGTTCTGGTTGGCGTCTTGTTTGTCGTTAAGGAAAGGTCAGCCCAAACGTGTTACATTTTACAAAACAAACTCAACACAAACCAAATATTGTAAATAAGTTTCAAAAAACCATCTAATGTAACACATCATATATTTTGTTACATTAGATTTCAGAAGAGAAATGCTGTTATATCAACGTTTCTATTGTTTTATAAAAATAGATACCATATTTTATGTAACATATTGTATAATGAAGATACATCTAATGTAACATAACGTATGGAGGGGTAAGGAATGAAGTTTGTGCAACCAATTCGAAATAAGAAAAAATTAGAAGAAGTGAAAGAGGTTTTACGTCGCCAGTCTTATCGTGATTTGTTTTTATTTGAAATGGGAATCAATACAGGTCTAAGAATTAGTGACTTATTAAAGTTACACGTAAATGATGTGAAAGAAAGAACTCACATTGTAATTAAAGAAAAGAAGACCGGGAAAGAGAAACGTTTCATTATCAATACAGCGTTAAGAGAAAAAATAAATGAGTATGTAAGTGGAATGAATGAAACAGATTGCTTATTTGCTTCTAAAAAGACAGGAAAACCGATCACAAGAATTCAAGCTTATCGAATTATGAACGCTGCTGCTGAAAAAGTAGGGCTTGATGAAATTGGAACGCATACTCTTAGAAAAACTTTTGGATACCATTATTACCAAAAAACAAAAGATGTAGTAATGCTACAAACAATCTTTAATCATTCCGCTCCATCGATTACATTACGTTATATAGGGATCCGACAAGATGAGATTGATAAATCATTAGAAGACTTCAGTTTATAAATGAGACACAAACAAAAGTAGCGAATTTGCTGCTTTTTTATTTTGTATAGAAAAAGGAACCTCTAAGGATCCCTTTTATACTACGCTGTCTTATAATTTTTATCTTTAATCCTATTTTTAGTAGCCATTAATGCAGCGTAGGTAGCTATAGCACTACCTAAATCATAGACTTGGAATTTGTGGTCAAGAGCAAGTCCTACAATGAAATTGTAGCTGTATATAAAACATGTAATACCGAATAACCATAACATAAACTTCAAGTCTTTTAAGCTCAATCTATAATTCTTGATTTTTTCCCACATATGTATCAGCTCCTTTCAGTATGGGTTATTTATAATATTACATTTAAATTTATAGATTTACAATAAAGCAAAAAGCGACTAGCGTGAGGTGGTGTAAATGGAAGAAGAAACTATAAACGTTCCTACATGCTCTGTTTGTAATGAACCTTGCATGTGGACATTAAAAATGCCATTAACTATTACTCATTTTGATAAAACATATCTCCGTGAAGCAAATATGGATAATGCTCATATATGCATTGAGTGTTTAGAGAAGGAAGTGCAAACAATTGGATAAGGGGGCAGGTGTTATGTAATTATGGCCAGACAACGAAGTCCAGACCGTAACAAAGCGTATGAAATATTTAAAGAACATAACGGCGATATTACTAATCGTAAAATTTCCGAATTGTTGTCTACATCCGAAAAAACTGTAAGTGAAAAAACGGTTGGTGGATGGAAATCCAAAGATGGATGGATAGACCAATTAAATGGAGTACTCCATAAAAATGAACGGAGTACTCCAAAGAAAGATACGGAGTACTCCAAAAAGAAACCAGGAGCACCCAAAGGTAATAAGAATGCTGTAAACAATCGCGGTGGAGCTAAAAAAGGCAATAAAAATGCTGTCGGTAATTCCGGAGGTTCTGCTCCACTGCGTAATGGTAATGCTGTTACTCATGGTTTATATAGAAAGTACTTACCAAAAGAATTATATGATTTAAAAGAAGAGCTAGAGGAAGCGATTAACAATGATCCTTTATCGATTCTATGGGAAAGTATAATGTTGCAGCACGCTCAAATCATTCATGCTCAACGTATTATGTTCGTTAATAATAAAGAGGACATGACAAAGGAACTAAGAAAGAAAAAACTTAGTGAAAGCGGATTTGAAGAAGAGTGGGAAATTCAATTTGCTTGGGATAAACAAGCGAGTTTCTTAAATGCTCAATCTAAGGCCCTTTCTACTTTGTCTGCTCTTATTAGAGATTTTGATAGATTAGCAAATATAGATGATGAGCGGCGTGCCAAACTTGAATTTATCCAGGTTCAAATCGACAAAATTAAATCTAATACTAATAATGATGATAACAATATTGAGCCAGTTGTCATTGTAGACAATATCAGTGGTGATTTAAATGTCTAAAAAGCAAATCGGTGAAATACTGCCACCGGCATTTCATCAAGTTTGGTTAGCTCGTAAATGTGAATCGATATTAAAAATCGTTTGTAAAGGCGGACGTGGTTCAGGTAAATCTACTGATATATCCATTTGTATTGTTATGGATCTTATTCAGTTTCCTATTACAGTGCTTTGCATACGTAAAGTAAAGGATACAATAAGGGAATCTTGCTATGAGCAAATAAAAGAAGCTATAGAAATACTAGGTGTAGAACATTTATTTCGTTTTAAAGAAAGTCCAATGGAAATCATTTATAAGCCGCGTGGAAACAAAATGATATTCCGTGGCGCTGATGACCCTGCAAAAATCAAATCTATTAAGATAGCCAAATATCCAGTTGTTATTGCATGGTTTGAAGAATTGGCTGAATTTAAATTAGAGGAAGATGTTTCTACAATAGAGAAATCTATTTTGCGTAAAGAGTTACCGAATGGATTGCGTTATAAGATGTACTATTCATATAACCCACCTAAAAGGAAACAATCCTGGGTTAACAAGAAGTTTGAAACGCAATTCAGACCAAAGAATACATTTGTACATCATAGTACATATCATGATAACCCGCATATTTCTAAGCAGTTCGTGGAAGAAGCAGAAGAAACAAAAAGGCTTAAACCGCAGCAATACGAACATGAATATGAAGGGAAACCGACAGGCAGTGGTGTTGTTCCATTTAGTAACCTTAAATTCAGACGTATTACAGATAAAGAAATTAAAACATTTGATAATATACGTCAAGGAATTGACTGGGGTTACGGGAATGACGCGCTGTCTTTTGGTCGTATGCATTATGACAAAACACGCAGGAAGCTTTATATATTTGGTGAAATACATGGTGTTAAAATCAGTAACCGTTCATTAGCTGAAAAGATTAAAAAACTCGGCTGGGATGATGTTGAAATAATTGCGGATTCTTCTGAACCAAAATCAATCGATGAAATGAAAAACGATCATGATATTAAGAAAATTAAGGGTGCAGTTAAAGGGCCTGGTTCTGTTGAATACGGAGAAAAATGGTTAGATGATTTAGTAGAAATCATAATTGATCCCGAGCGTTGTCCAAAAACTGCAGGTGAATTTGAAAATATTGATTATGAAGTTGATAAAGATGGTAATCCGAAAAACAGATTACAAGATAAGGACAATCATAGTATCGATATGACTCGTTATGCATGTGAGGACGATATGAGCAAACGTAAAGTAGTTATGGGTGGAAAGGTTAAAAGAATGTAGTCGAGCATTTATTGTTCGGCTATTTCTTTTGCTTTCTATTAATAGAAGAAAGGAGGACATACAAAGGATATGAGCGACAAGAAAACCATAAAAAATGTAAAAGTATTTAGTATAAATAAATCCGCAGATGGCCCAAAGAATAAGGAAGATAACAGCAAACAAATGGCAGTTGACCCATTCGCACAAATATATGGAGATAGGGGATTGGTTAAGCCTCCTTATGATATGAAGGTACTGATGGATATAAAGGAAAGTAACCCTATTCATTCTGCTTGTATTAGCGCGAAAGTGGATGATATTGCAGGTGTCGGCTTTGACTTCGCGCCTTTTGAAGAAGTGAAAGAAGCAGCGAGCCAGGAGCAATATGAAATGCTAAAAAATTTCATGCGGAAGTGCAACCCAGAAATGACAAGTTCAGAAATTCTTAGAGCTGTATGGGAGGATTATGAAACAGTTGGCTGGGGCATTATTGAAGTTGTTCGCGATAATAAAGGTGAAAGTCCGGTAGAGCTTTATCATATACCGGGACATACAGTACGTGCTCATAAGGACAAAATACGCTTTGCTCAAATCGTAAACAATAAAGAAATATGGTTTAAAAAGTTTAATTATCCAAATGATTATCATCTTGCTGATGGTAGGCCTTTAGGTGCAGATGATCTTGTAGGAAATGGAACAGAAAAAGCCGGAGAAGTAATTGTTATTCGTAAATTTGGTTCTCGTTCTTCTTATTATGGGATACCTAATTACGTTAGTTCTATAGGTTCAATAGTTGGTTCACAAGCAGCAAGAGATTATAATATCGACTTTTTTACAGGTAAAACCATCCCGGATTCCATTTTATTTCTTGAGGGAGTCGATGAAGTAGATTCTGGAACAGAAAATGAACTAAAAGCATTCTTCTCTGCAGAAACAAAAGGAGAACATCATAAATTAGCCGTTGTACCTGTGCCAGATGGTGCGAAAGCAAGGTTAGAAAAGATTAGTCCAGATGTAAAAGAAGGTAGTTTTCGTTTATATAAACATGATAGCGCAATGGAGATATGTGTGGCCCATCGTGTACCGCCTTATCGTATCGGCTGGGCTATGACAGGTTCATTGGGGCAAACAACTGCTAAAGAAATGAACGAGATGTACAAGCGCTCTATAATAGAGCCTGGTCAAGAAATCCTAGAGCATCGATTGAACAATCAATTGTTCCGTGTATTCGCTGAAATACTAGGTAGTTTAGATTGGCATTTCAAATTAAATGAAATTGATACGGATGACCGTGAAGCAGATTTAAAGTATGCGAAAGACAGTTATGAGGGTGGAATATTAAAACTGAATGAGTCTCGTAAAGTAGTCGGTTATGAACCTGTACCAGAAGGGGATAAATTCTTTGATGGTAAAACTGAGTCTTCTCTGCCTGAACCAATTGCAAAAGCGGCAGATAATGAGCAAGATAACTTAATTTCTATTAATGCATTTAGGGAAAAGCATGAAGAAGTAGAGAAAACTATGCAAAAGAAGGTAGCGAATTTTTTTCCGAGCAGGGAAAACGGCTCTTAAACCTGCTTCCCGTAATTCGTATTAATAAAGCAGATGAAGAGATTGATCTCGTAATTGCAGAAGCAGAAGTTGATGAATTTCTTGATAGTGTCGATTGGGATGAAGAAAGACAAATGTTTGTCGATGAAGTCACAGACACGCTGCAGGATGATGTAACAGAATTTGTACAAAGTGCCATTGCAACAAATGGTTTAACTTGGATGGTATTAGATCCAATTGGTGACGTAGCTGCAAAATGGGTTGCTGCTTATGCCTTTGAATTAGCAAAGGGAATCCATGAAACTACTAAAGATAGATTAAGAGAAACAATGTTAAAGAATCTTAGTGAGGGAATGGGTGTCGATGCATTAAGTGTTTCTATTGCAGATGTAATGTCAGAAGCAAGCAACTACAGAGCAATGGTGATTGCACGTACAGAAACAACATATGCAATGAATTACGGCAATTTAATTGCTTATAAGGGTGCAAATAGAAACAAGAAAACATGGCTTACAGGAAACGATGAGCGTGTTTGTAAGGAATGTGGTGGTTTGCATGGGGAAACGGTAGATATTGATGATCTATTTAGTAATGGAAAGATGTGTCCGCCAGCTCATCCGCATTGCCGCTGCACTATGATTTCAGAAGAGTAGTAAAATACACCTATTTGATTGGGGTTTCATCGTCAAAACGTATATGGCTTTAAATTGGCTGCTATGCGTTTTGACAGTGGAACCCCAATATTTATAGGGAAGGAGGTAAAACGATGGGATACGAACTAAAAAACGCCAATATTAGTTATGTTTCATTAGTTACAAAGGGCGCAAACGGTCGTCAATTTGCCATTATGAAAAGTGAATCTGCTAAACAACCAAATATATCAAAGCAAGTTCCAATCCTTAAAACAGAGGAAGAGAAGCAGCTTGTTACAGGAGTTGTGTATGAACCGGATGTAGAAGATTCACATGGGGATACAATGACTGCAGAAGAAATAGAAAAGGCCGCTTATACCTTTATGGAAAATTACCAGCACATCGACAAGCAACATGACGAAATCGCTGGTAAAGGTACAGTAGTCGAAAACTGGATTGCTAAAAGTGATATGACAGTAGGCGAACAAGAAGTACAAGCAGGAACATGGCTTATGACTGTTCGCGTTGATGATGCAGACACCTGGGAAGAAATTAAAAAAGGTGAAGTCACTGGTTTTTCTATGGGTGGATTTGGTGAACGTGTTGAAATTGCCAAGACTGATGATTTTACTCATGAAGATAAAGGCCTTATTCGAAAAATGCTAGATTTCGTTAAAGGTGAAACTCACAAAATCGCAAAAGGTGAAGTAAAAGACCGCTTTGTTGATGAAAAACAAAAGCGTGATTTGCGGGCTGTTTTTAATTTATTTGAAGATGTGTTCTATTGGGAGATTTGGGAAAGTAACCCCGATATCGACCGTATGGCAGCTGCTCTTGATGATATGAAGGACATACTTTCTTCTATTAAAGGCGGTTATACCATTGCGAAATCAGAGGACAGTGTACAAGCAGAAAGCATTGTTTTAGAAAGTATTAAAAAAGCTGGGAAGGTATTATCCCAAAAGAATCATACAAAATTAGATGAAGCATTAGCTTTAATTACTGAAATAAAAGAAGCAGCTTCATCACAGGAGGAAGACGAAATGAAAGCAGAAGATATTGCAGAGATTGTTAAACAAGCAGTAGAGCCACTAGCTACTAAATTAGAAAAGATTGAAAAGCAAGTGAATGGCGAAGAAGTAGAACCGACACCAGAAGAGCAAACAGATGAAGAGAAAGTTGCAGCAGTTATCCAAAAAGCATTAGCGCCATTTGCTGAACGTCTTGAGAATATCGAAAATGCTGCTTCTATTCGTAAAGGCTTAGACCCAGACGAAGAATTCACACCAGGGCAACAATCAATTAAAAAGTCTAAATGGGCAGGGATTAACCTGTAAGAGGAGGATTTATTATTATGACAATGACTAACGCACAACTATTAAAACGTTTAGATCGTATTGAAAAGGCAGCAATGACAACAAGTGGAATGAATGCAGGATTATTAAATCCGGAGCAAAGTAAAGAATTCTTCCGTATGGCGTTTGATACAACACCATTCTCACAATTACACCGTAAAGAAATGCGTAAAGCGAAGCAGGGTGAATTAGATAAAATCGCAATTGGTGGCCGTATCTTACGTAAGAAAACAGAAAATAGCGATGATGGATACCGTGCCGGTGTGGAAACATCAAAAATTGAATATAATACAAAACCAATTCGTTTACCTTGGGAAATTACCGAAGAATTACTTCGCGAAAATATTGAAGGTGAAGGTTATGAGGATACGGTAATGGAACTTATGTCCACTCAAACCGGTATTGATCTTGAAGACTTACATTGGAATGGTGACCTAGATTCTTCTGATCCTTTCTTAAATATTAATGATGGATGGTTGAAAAAAATCAAGAAATCAAAAGCATCACATATTGTGGATCATTCGAAATTAGTAACAGGTACAGGTGAAGAAGCAAAAACAAACGGATTTGGTAAAGGTTCTATCTTTGCGTTATCTGGTGCAATGCCAAATAAATATAAAAACAGCAACCTACGTTGGATTATGTCTCCAAGCCGTAGAGAGAAATGGATTGAGTATTTAACAAATCGTCCTACTGGTGCTGGTGATGCTGCGTTACTTGGAGCAGGAGATCAAGTTAATAAACCGATGGGATACGGAATTGTTACGGTTCCATCTTTAGAAGACGATGTTATTATTCTTGCAGATCCTAAAAACTTCATTGCGGTTAATACATACGACACTCGTGTTCGTAAAACTACAGAAGGTAAAACTGCAGTAATGGAAGATAAACGATTTTATGTAATCCACTTTGACGATGATGCTGTAATTCAAGAAATGGATGCAGTAGCGATTCTAACAAATATTCCTGATACGTTTGGTGCTTAATAACCAGGCGTATTTTTTATGGACGCAAGCTCTTTATTATTAGGGTTTTGAATGTATACTTTTTTAATAATTTCTTGTTTTTAATAGGAAACGAGATATAACCAATAAAACCAACGATACGAATGTAAACTTTCATGTAATAGTTTACATTCGTGAAAGGGGTGTTAATTATGAAAGTAGTTACGCTGCGATACGGTGGCACTTACACCGCTTATGGACAAAAGTTTAAGAATGGCCAAGAAGAAACAGTTGCAAATGAAAAAGCTGATTACCTTGTAAGCACTGGACATTTTGAACTTGTAAAAGAAGTCGATAAGAAGGAGAAAGAAACATAATGGATATTACCTTGCAGGACATTAAAGACCGCGTAAATGCGCAGAAGATGCCTGATACAGTAATTCAAGAACTAATAGATTACTATGCAGTTATTGTTAGAAAGTATTTAAGGGTTAAGCCGGAGAATCCAATGAAAGAAGTCATTCAAACAAGCAAACTAGCTTGGCTTTCTTTTCCTGCTGAATCTATAGCAAAAGTAACTCATGTTAGTTCTAAACAAGATATGACCGATTCTATTACTGTAAATGGGCGTATTGTTTATAGTTTATCCGAAAATCAGTTATATGAATTTGAATATAAGATACAAGATTATGATGATCTGCAGGTACTTATGAAGAAATGTATTATTGATTTGGTTGTTTCTGCAGTAGTTCGTGCTAACTTACAACGAAAAGGTATGAAGACATCGGAGAGTATTGGTGATTATTCGTACCAGATTAGCCCAGAAACGATAGATGAACCAGCTACAAACAATAAGATACTCAATGGTTTAAAAGGGTTTAGAGCAAGAGTTAAGCCGGTGATGGCCACATGAACGAAATGTATTTCGATGATGGTGGAATGGATGATTTATATATTCATGAGGTAGTTGTAAAACGAAAAATGAAAAAGAAACAATCCTCTGGTAATTATGCAGAAGTAGAAGAGGATGTTTACGAGAATATGACTTGTCGTGTAACTACTAATTCTGCTGCTGATAATGAGAGGTTTAAGCGTGATAAACAGAATTTTGATACAACCTTTAAGATATATGCGCCTGCTTCTTACAAAATTAAACCTAATGATCGTATTCATTTCAAAAGTGAAGAATTAGGTGTTGATTATACGTTTGAAGTTAAAGGAGAACCGCGCAATCCTGCGTTTATGAATCACCACATTGAAATTTATTGCGAAAAGGTATGATTCTATATGGCTAATTCAGTAGAAATTGAGTATTCAAGCAATATGGAGCAAATCAAGACGCATATTAACGCTATGTGTGTTGAAAAGGTCACAGCAGCATCTATTCATTTACAAAATCAAGTGAAGAAGAATCTCACGGGTAGCCGTAGCGGTAAACAATACAAAATACCTCATACGAGTCGAAAATATACTGCTTCTAAACCAGGTGAAGCTCCTGCTGTTCGTACCGGTGACTTGTTAAATTCGATTAAATACAATGTTAAACGGTCACAATCAGAGGTGTTGGGTGCAGTAGGGAGCGACTTGCAGAAAGCAATATGGCTTGAAACTGGTACAAGTCATATGGAAGCCCGTCCATTCCTATTAAAAGCGTTTGAAAAAGAACGTAGAGAACTTAAAAGAATGATGGGAGGGTAATAGGTGTCTAACGCTATTGCAGCTATTAGAATGCTTGTAGAGAACGATGAAATAATAAAAGCTAATCTATCAGAATATGGTGAAGGCGAGGACAAAGGCCCTGCTCTTTCATTCCAAACTGCGCAAGATGATATGGAAATGCCTTATGTAGTTATGAGAATTGAAGCAGATAATCCGGATGATGTTGAAATTATAGATCGTATGATTCTAAATTTCGATGTGTATTGTGATAATGGGGATTATGATAAAGCAAAGTTAATTGCTACACGTATTGAAAAGTTACTAGATAGAGAAGTTGGTTTAAAAGATGATGGGATACTTTCTATACATCGTGCCGGTAAACTGCCGGTACCGGATGAAGACCCATCTATCATTCATATAAATGCAAAATTTCTTGTCCGAACCATGCGAACGGACTTGTATTAGGGGGTAGGACAAATGAGCTGGAAATTAATTAATGGTGTCCGCGAAGGGACTACAGATAATTTTGTTATCGGTCCTGGTGTCATGTACAAAGGGTTTAAAAGTGTAAAAGAATTAGGTGAACTTGTAGGAGCGACTACAGGCGGAACAAAAGTTGGTTTTGATCGTGAGTATTATGATGCAGATATTGATGGTGTACTAGGTAAAATGGTGCGTGGTAAGTGGTTATTAAAAGATGAACCGCATGTAGAACTTACATTAGTAGAGTTTACAAAAGAAAACCTGCAGTTAGCTTTACCAGGGATGACGGTAGATAGCACAACTGAAACAGATTACGATATTATGAAACCTTCAAATGATATTCCAGATTCGAATTACCATGATATCGCACTAATCGGTATGATTTCGGGTAGTGAGTTACCAGTAATTTTTGTAATTCGTAATGCAATGGTAGTTTCATCTATTGAAGTGGATCTAAAAGACGGTAAAGGAACTGTTGGCTTGAAATGTAAGTTTATCGGTCATTACAGTGAATCTGCACCAACTACACCACCATACGAAATCTATTTACCAAAGAAAAAGAAAGCAACAGTACAAAAAGCACCGGCTACCGCATAAATGGTAGTCGGTTTTCTATTGCATAAAACGAGCTGAATACAAAAAAGGAGCGGACGAAATGACTTCTATATTAGAAAAAATGATGAATACCGGTACAGAAATTACAATCGTAGGTGAAAAAGTAACAATGCGACGGTTAAATGTAACGGACGTTTGGCGATTCGCTAAGATTATTTCGAAGGTTGGACGCAACGCAATAGTTAACTTTGCTGATTTCGGTAAGGATAAACAAGCAATGGATGAACTAACTAAAGCAGCAGAATCTCTTCCAGAAGAAGAAAAACAAGCGCAACTAGTTGCACTTAAAGAGAAGCAGCAACAAAAAGGATTAGAATTTGCTTTCCGTGTTCTAACGATGATCCCTGCTTGTGAGGATGATTTTACAGAGTTCTTTGCTAGTTTATTAAAAGTGAAATCAGAAGAATTTAGACAGTTTCCTCCGGAAGCAATGGTTGCTGTTATACAGGGCCTATTAGAAAGCGAAGACTTAATGACTTTTTTCAACCAGGTCAAGGGACTCGTGAAAGTTCAGAGCGAGAAATGGAGCCAATCAGCAGCAGCACCGATTCAAGCTTAAACGAAAATTCAGATGAATATTTAGAGGAAGCCGAACAAAATATGTTACGTGCTTTCGATAAGATCCAAAAACGGTATGGATGGACAGATGATTATGTCTTATCAATACCGTATTCGCGTTTAATGGACCTGTTTTCTTTAATTGCACGAGAAGAGCAGCAAGAAGAACTAAATGAGTGGAAGAAGATGGCGTTCATTGGTTTTCAAACCCGTCAACTTGAAGAAGGTACTACTTTTAATGATTATCTTCAAGCCTTTGGACTAACGGACACCCAGGACGATAAAGAATCATCTTATGAAATGGGTGAAGTATGGACGAAAGAAGAGTGTGAAGCGCATGTTGCTCAAATCATGGCTCACTTCCAAGAAGACGATGAAGAATAAAATGGTTATCGGCCCCGTGAAAGGGGGTGCGTAAATGTTAGCTGAAATGTTCCAACTGTTCGGAACGATTGGTATTAAAGCAGAAGGCGCTTATAAAGATTTACAACAATTCGAAGATCGTGTACAAAAAACTGCAAATGGAATGCATGATAAGTTTCAAAAAGCAGGGGAATCAATTAGCCATGTAGGCAGCAAGATGCAAGAAACAGGCGCAAATATGACTGCCGGTGTTTCATTACCTTTAGCTGGTATTGGTGCAGCTGCTGTAAAAGTAGCGTCTGATTTTGATGCGTCTAATAGAAAGCTAGAATCTACACTTGGTTTATCAAAAGAAGCTACAAAAGAGCTTGGTAATGTTGCAAAAGATACCTGGAAAGATGGATTTGGAGAAAGTATTCAAGAAGTTGATGAAGCTGTAATACAAGTAAGTCAAAACATGAAGAATCTTTCTTTCGATGAAATGCAGGGAGCTACGCAGAACGCTATGACTCTTGCAAAAACTTTTGACACGGATGTTAATGAGGTTACACGAGGGGCCGGACAGCTTATGAATCAGTTCGGTTTAGATGCAAAAGAGACATTTGACCTTTTAGCTTCTGGTGGACAAGCAGGCTTAAACTTCTCAAATGAAATGTTTGATAACGTTTCCGAATACGCGCCTTTATTTAAACAAGCAGGGTTTTCTGCAGAAGAGATGTTTACCATTATGGCAAATGGAACGCAAGATGGTTCATACAATCTCGATTACATAAACGATCTTGTAAAAGAGTTCGGTATTCGTGTGCAAGATGGATCAAAAGGTGTCACTGAAGCCTTTGCAGAAATGAGTCCAGAAACTCAAAAGGTTTGGGACAATTTCAATAAAGGTAAAGGAACTTCTGCAGATGTATTTAATGCCGTCTTAGGTGATTTAGGTAAGATGGACGATAAAGTAAAAGCAAACCAACTTGGTGTTGCTGTATTCGGTAGATGATACATTGTGCCGAAGTAAAATTGCGGTATTAAGCAAGAAGGGTGAGATTCCTAACTTGAACCGAAGGCTATACCAAGTATAGTCAGGGGCAGAGCATAGAAGGTGAAAAGATATAATCCTTCCACGAGACCGCGACACTTTAAGTGAAAACATATGCCGAACTTGCACTAATATGAAGTGCAAGAAGTAGAGGATAAAAAGCCTTTACGATAACACATGACAAAATGGGAAGACATGGGTGCAGAAGCTGTATTAGGACTAAATAACGCCGATGGTGCATTACAAAACGTTGATGGCAGCATGAAAAAAATGCAGAAAACGCAGCAAGAAGCTTTTGGTGTTCGTTGGCAGAAACTTGCTCGTACCACAATGGCATCATTAGAACCGTTAGGACAAGCTATTCTAGATATTGCAGAAGTGGCACTCCCTCCAATCATTAAAGCAGTAGAAGTTGCTGCAAAGGCATTTAGTTCAATTCCTAAGCCAATTCAAATTGGTATTGTAGCAATTTTAGGTATGGTTGCTGTATTAGGACCGTTAATTGCCATGATGGGCTTTATGACAAGTGGAGTAGGTGCATTTGTTGGCTCGTTTAGATTCCTTGTACCAGTATTAACAAAAGTACCAATGCTATTTACAGGGATACTAAAGGTTGGCCCTAAACTTATTGGTATGTTTGGTGGAATAGGAAAGGCCCTAGCACTGTTGGGCAGATCCATGATGACTTTACTGATGAATCCTTGGACGATTGCCATACTAGCAATTGTAGGATTAGTATATCTGATTTATAAAAACTGGGATGACATCGTTAAATATACCAAACAAGCAGTTAAATGGGTTGGTGATGCCTGTTCTAAGGCTTGGGACGCAACCGTAAAAGGTGCGAAATCCGCTTGGAATGGTTTAGGTAAGTTCTTCTCTGGATTCTGGGAAGGTACGAAAAAATTATTCAGTTCTGCAATGTCATTCATAGGTAAAATATTTTCTAAAGCTTGGGATGGTTATGTAAAAGTAGTTAAATTTTATTTTAGCTTAATGAAAAATATAATTGAATTCGGTTGGAATGCTATAAAATTCATTTTCAAATTTGCCTTAGATGGATTAAAAAAAATTGTAGATGGTACATGGAAGTTCATTAAGAATAGTGTCCAAAAAGCTGTTAACACTTGGAAAAATATATTTAACACTGGATGGAATATTATTAAAAGAATTTTCTCTATAGCTTTAGCTTTAATAAAGCAGTACGTAAAAACCGAATTCGAAAAAATGAAAAATACAATTTCCAGTGTTTTTAATACGATTAAGGATATTGTAAAAAAAGCCTGGGACGCAATTAAATCAACCTTTACTACAGTATTAAAATTCTTAAAAGATTTTGTAAAATCTTCTTGGGAATCTATTAAAGATACAATTTCTAGCGTTATGAACACAATTAAAAATGTGATTCAATCAGCTTGGAATTTTATAAAGTTCATAATCATTAGTGCAGTACGTGAATTTGTTGGGTTTGTAATTACTAATTTCAACAAATTATATAACACAATAACCGATGTTGTTGGCGGTATAAAAGAATTTATTGTTAGTAGCTTTAAAACTATAAAAAAAGCAATCACTGGTGCATTTACAGGGGTTGTAGATACTGTTAAAGATGTATTTAGTAAGGTTGGTTCTATAGTAAAAAACGTAGCAAAAGATGCAATTAGTTGGGGAAAAGATATTATCGCAGGTATTGGTGAAGGTATGTCCGGCATGGCAGATTGGCTTGTAAAAAAAGCTAAAGGCGTTGTTTCGGGAATACCTAAAGCAGTATTGAAGTTCTTTGGTATCCGAAGCCCATCCCGGTTAATGATGGAATACGGGGGCTATATTACAGAAGGTCTTGGTGTAGGGATGGAAAAAATGATTCCTGCAGTAGACAAAGCTTCTGAACTATTAAATAAAGCTGTCGTTCCACCTAAACCAATGAAACTAGTGACCGATGTATCTAATCAAATTGGACAAATGGGCGCACGTTCTGCTGATTTAATTGGTAAAACTGCACATCCATTTGCTGGACAAACCCACGTTGAGAAGAAAACGGATAATGGCGTAACAATTCAAAATGCTACATTTAAAGTCGCTGTTGAAAAACTACAATCTGCAGACGACTTTGTAAAAATGAGAAAGCTGCTACAAAACGTAGTTGCTGATGATCTAATGGGAATGGCGGTGCGAAATGTATGAGTATATTAAAAACATTGCATAGAAGAGCTGGTTCATACCATCTCTTAGGAAAGGCTGCAGAGTTAAAAGACACAATAAGATATACCATTGATTTCTCATGGCCAGGGACATATAACTTTTCGTTTTTGTCCCAGGTTCCTATTGGTTCTGATGGAATGCTACCGAATAAATACTTTGTTGTTCGGGTTAATGGGATTGAGAGATTCAGAGCACGAGGTCCTTATGATTGGGAAGCGAGAGAAATCTTTGTAGGTGCAGGTCCACAAACGATTGAATTTACAACAATCGGTTATGGTTCTTCTGACGTAGCATATATACGCGACGTACATTATTATGCTTTTGGACATGTACCTAATATCGAAAAGATTGAGCAAACAAAATTACCGAAATCACTAGATGGCTTAAAAACTTATAATGTCATGCACGGATATCCTCGTTACCAGAGTGCGGGGAATAAAGGTTGTGAAGTAGAATTTACAGCTCTATTCAACGATATCAGTCATTGGCGTGAGTTCATGAGGGAAATATATCGCCCTCATATTATTACAGGTGATTACGGTACCTATGGGGGTATTATACCGCCAAATGAAGTAGATGCAATACGAAAAGGAACGCTAGTCATAGCAAAATGCAAATTAATATCTATGTCACAAGCAGGAGTAGGAGTTGATGGAATGTGAGAGAAGGATCTATTTCTTTAATTAGAATGTTGGGGAGCTATTTCCAAGTGGGGAATAACTTCCCTAATTTAATTGTTTATATGAAAAGAAGAGACTCTTCTTCTTACGTACAAATACAACACCGTGTAATAGGCTTAGAAGTGCAGGAGAACGCAGATCAGTTTGCTAGTACATTTACTATTACCTTTGCGAATGAATACGGCCAAATGGCTCCTGATAACTGGTATGGCAAGTTCTCTTCTATTTCAGAATGGTTTTATAACAGTGAGGTAACAAATACAAACCAGCTATATCCGCAGACTGAATTTAAAGTGTCTATTGGCTACGGTGAGGAAGCATTACCGTATATACATGGTTTTGTATCTGATGTGAAGGTAAATGCCGAAAGCGGTACGATTTCAGTTACCTGCACTACATCCTATAAGAAGGTTTTACATAAATCAGTAATCCCAACACCTGGATCAGATGAAATTGTTGCACCTACCGGTAATGTTTATGATGTTGTGAAGTTCTTCTTCCAAAAAGCCGGAGTTGTCCTACACGGTAACAGAGTAAATATTCCTGGAACCAATCAAAGTTGGATTGTGGAAGGAGCAACCGGTAAGAGATTTCAGAAATGGGATGAAATTGTTCGCGATATTATAGATACAACATTCCACTATATTAAACACGAACCAGACGGAAGTTGTACATTTATGAAGATGCCAGACTATGCAATTAATGAACCTGCAAAGTTTAGTTTTAGAGAAGGAGAAAACCTTATTTCTTTAGATATGCAGCTAACTGACCAGGATATAAGTAACAGTATTGTTGTTAAATGTGGAGATTACGCAAACGGATTTCTTAATTCGTTTCTATTAAAAAATGTATCGCAGGGTGATTTACGAGAGGAAATGATAGAAGTACCCTGGGCAACAACATTCTTTGCAAGAAGAGCGGTTGCTGCAGCTTATCATTTAAAAGCCATTCAGAAGTTCAGAACATTAACAGTAGCAGTAGTTGGTGATCCAAGGATTCAATTATTTGATGTTATTTCTGTTTACAATAGAGATTCTGGTCAACAGTGGAATTACTTTGTTAAAGGGATTAATACAATGATCTCTGCAGATGATGGATTCTATCAAACTTTAGATTTAACTGTTAACTACGGGTATGAACCTGCTCCCTATACAGATATAACCGGTATTACAGTAAATGTAGATACATTACGTTTAAAACTTTGGGATTGGGATTTAGAGGATGGCGATTTATTAAATATTTACTGTAATGATAAATTAATCGAAGAGAATTATTTCATCCGGAACAATCCGACATATGTAGATATTCCACTTGAATATGGCGTGAATATTATCGTATTTGAAGCAGTACGAAACCCAAAAGGGATTCTTACTGGACGTTTGCAAGCACTGGATACGCAAAATAATATCTTATTTGATTATGGTTCTTTACCAGATTTATCATTTCCTCGGGTAAATCAAGATGCAAATCACTATTATATCCAGCGTCCAGCCAAAACATGGTCTGTGACGCGCGTGAACTAGGGGTGATTCTATGATAATGCAAAAAAACTTATATGATCCAATCATGTATTTGATGAAAGGATTAATTGACAGGCAAATATATACCGGTGGTAAACCAATGCCTGGTAATGACCCAAACGATGTATTTAAAGAAGGTATGACAGAAGGTTACACCCTCATTCGTGATGGTGCTCGTTTGTCTGCAGTTGATGGAGATAAATATTTACACTATGATTTAGCCTTTAATTCACAAGGTATGCTAGAAAAAGTTCTTATCTCTCATAAAGTAACCGGAAAAGAGATGGAGATACAATTAATATATAATGCACAAAAACAATTGGAACGTGTGCAGCCGCGACTTCTTAATAAAGGTAACGGTATACTATCTGATTTACCAATTCCCGATGTGTCGTAATGATGCACGGGAATTTTTTAATACAAGAAAAAGGGTGATTGCTCTTGTTTGAAACAACTTATTTAGCCGGTGGACGATTAGATCCGCCTTTTCATCCGACTAAAACAGAACCATTTATACCTGGTTTCATTATGGATTCCACATCATTTAAAACGGACGAAAAGAAATATACATTACCTGCAGATATGGAGATTTACGCAATTAGTGTTAGTTCATCCATTTACGAATTAGATGATAAATGGGATTTAATCATAAACGGACAAACCGTTTGCCAAGATATTTATACAAAGCGGCTCCCGGAAGGTATGCACTTTATGGTTTATAAAGCGATAAAAGCAGGAGACACAATTGTATTTCGATTCCATAACCAAGGGATTCTTGATAAAACAGTTTGGTTTGAATTGCACTTTTTAAAATAAGGGGGCGTATTGATGAGTTTTGCTGTTACCTATATGGCTGGTGGAAGATTCGACGCACCTTACTTCCCAACAAAAACAGAGCCATTCATACAAGGGCGAAGAGTTGGTATACATGATGAAATTCATGTAGATAAGTTTTCATTACCATTCGAAACAGAAATGATTGCTTTTTCTGTTGCTGCTTCACATTACAGTGATTCGGACTACTGGAATTTATTTATTAATGGCCAACAAGTATTTAAAGACGTTTATGTAAAAGATGTGCCGGAGGGATTTAATTTCTCCATTGTAAAGCCTATACCTGCTAATGCAGAGCTAAAGTTCGAATACCACAATGCATCCGCAAAGAAAAAAGCTATATGGCTGAATTACCAACTATTAAGAGATTAGGGGCGTGAAATAGATGGCATACGTTGAAAAAATGTATACAGAAGGCGAATTCCAAGACGAAATTGTTAAATTGGTAATCGCTAACGGATGGAAGAAAGTAAAATCATTTTTCAGAGCTGTTTATCCAGATATGGAACAGAAATCTGACGATGATACAAAATTTGAATTTGGCATGAGTAAGCACATGTTAGTGAAGAACAATAGCGGTTCTATTTATGGGATTGCTCAAATTTCAAAATGGTCACTTAAAAAGTCAGAGATTAAATACAACTTCACAAATGAAGAAGGAAAGAAAGCTTTTGCCGAAGACGGTAAAAAACGTCTAGAAAGTAGCCGGGATCGTTCTTGCTTTTATGTTTACATGATTGAAAAAGAACCAAGCGTTGCTGATGAAGGTGTACTTGTTCTCCCTTATGAATCTAATAAATTTGAAAAAATATTATTAGATGTGGAATTAACTAAGATAACAGTTACTACAAAAGTAAGTCCAGGTGGTGGCGGTAGTACTTACAAAATTTACTCTTACGATGAAGCAGAGACACAAGTCATGATGTCCCCTTGGGTGAAGGTAACATTACGAAATACGAATTTACAAGGTATCAACGCTCAAACAAATTGGTGGCCGGATTCATTGGTCCGGATTAATGGCCAAGTTGATGAAAGTCGTGTTGTTTTATTAATACAAGCTGATAATACACCAGCCTTTGAAAACAACGTAGTTCCAGTTACACCGCTTTATATGGGCCAATTAGAAAGTTACGCTAATGATGATACATTAGGTGATGCATTATGGGCAGGAACAGCTTTTGATACAGGTAATGAAGAAGCATCACATAAATTCGATTTTAACGACACGAAACCATATAGAAATGTAGAAAACTACATGCCTGTCATGAAGTCTTATCCACGTTCTCCGGGTAATGGTATTGATAACGTAATTATTAAACGTTCACGATTAGGAGCAAGGTACCAGGCTCACTTTATTGCTTGGAATGTAGCGCCTAATGCAATGCCACCAGATCGCGTTGGTAAAGATGGCGGTCAATATTCACTAGCATGGCAATCGCAGGATAATGACGAGTACAAATATCAATTTAACCCGTCTGTTTATAGCAATAAAGTACATACTTCTCGTGCTTATATTGTTCATCCAGACGAAGGTGTCCGTGGGTATTTACCTTATATGATTCTGTTATCTCCACTAGGTTTATTAAATGGCGATAGATTAAAAGTTAGAAAGAATACTTGTCCGGATTCACACGACATTTACAAATTCTTTAATGTAGATGCTATTTCACCAATTACAAAAAGACCTGCTACGGCGTATCGTCCTGCTGGATTAGGTATTTTTGAGAAAACAGTATAAAGGAGTGTACATATATGTGGTTTGATAAAGTCGTATATTTACAAACATTACCGCAAGAATTAGAAAAACTATTTGCTGATAACGGTTGGAAACGAACGCTATTTTTCCAAATTAAGAGCGGCATATCAAAATTTATTGATGTAAGGTTGTTTGAATCATTAGGAAGTGATGGAGAACGCAGAAGATTCGGTATAGCAAATGCGTATGACACTGCTGATTCTGATTTCACTGATAGCCGGTTTATTTCTGCAGATTCTCCACTAGGCAAATTAGGGATGGGAGATGGAGTGAAGAAAGACTTCTCTATCCCTGTTTCTCCTGTTCTTGGCCCTTCTGTCATTGTATATGTAAATGGGTTTGAACAAGAGAAGAGTAAATATAAGGTGGATGCAACTACAGGAAAAGTAACATTTACTACCGCTATTGCAAAAGGTGATAAAGTAACATGCGAATATAGATTAGCTACCAATACATATGAGCCAAACAATGACATGCTGCTATTCACTTTCAATCGATACTTTATTGAAAAAGAGATCCTTTCCGGTGATAAATTAGGGGAATTAGGAAAAGGAAATGGAACAAAAAAGAACTTCGCATTACCATTCCCTAACTTTGACGAAAGCAGGACCGTAGTTTACAAAGATAATACTATTGTTGATTCTAGCGAGTACTCGTTCACTGAAACGGAAATTGTATTTAAAACCGCACCTGCAGCAGATACAACAATTAAGATTAGCGGTATTTATTTCTTATTACCAAAAGAAGACGGAACACTGGATACATTAACGGCAAAAACAAGTTTCGATGTACAAAAGATGGAAAGTATTATGGGTGAAGTATATTCTACGATAAATTTCGTGAATCCATCCCCTTATACATCCATTAGTTTTACACCGGAGCAGCGTTTCTCTAAAGAATTAAATCGCGACTCTGTTGTTTATCTGTATGGGAATGCAAACAAGGACCGCTTAATTATGTTTATGCGTGTAGATCCAACACCAAATCCAGTTCGTGCATTATTTGTTCCGTTGTATATCGGAAAATTATATACATTCGATGTTGCACCAAGAAAAAACATGATTATTTTAAGCGGCTGCAGACCAGGCGACCAATTTGTATATTCACCAAATAAGAAAATCGGTAATGCGCCACTGGATTACGGTTCTGATACATCAAACGGAAACGAAACGGTTCAATTATCACAATCAAGTACAGGAGCAATGTACCAACACCATTATTTAGCTTTCATCACACATGATATGTCAGTAGATAGTGGACAAGGACGCTTTAACCCATCGGTTTATAGTGGTAAATACCATTTATCTCAAATTTATATTGTGCATCCAAATGATGGCTATGTTGGAAAGCTGGATGATGTATATGCCGTTCATCCAAAGAATATCCAGCAAGCCGATGAGCTAGAAATTGAAAAAACAGTTGTAGATGAAGTACTTGGACAAGGAGACGGACACCGTAAAGTATTTCATTTAGAACATAAGCCAAAGGGCGAAACGTTACGATTATTCATTTCATGTAAAGAAGTAGAAAAAACAGATTATGTATACAATGCAGAAGATAAGACTGTTACATTTAACGAAGCACCGGTTATCGGTTCTGAAATCACAGGCGCTTATGAAATGGCTCAATTATATCGTTATACATTACCGACAACGCCAGTTTGTCCTATGACACAAGCGAAAGCAACACCATTTAATCCAATTGGTTTAGCAATCTACAAAGAAGATATTTAAGCATAAGGGGGTAGCAGAAGAATGAGTGAAAAAGTTTATTCTATTGCTTCCCCTTCTATATGTACCAAAGAAAAAAATCATGTTGTTGTCGTTGGTTCTGGACCTAATCAGAATGAAAAAGTTTATTCTTTCTCTATTACACCAGCGAATACAGAAAACAAAAATGATGTTGATTATCCAGTTTGTATTGCTCCTTATGCGAGATATAAGGCTGTTAAAGAAGATAACGCAGGAGTAACTGCCACTAAAGTAAGAGCAAAAGGGATTTTAACAGATGTTGTAGAGAATGCATTGCGACAAATAGAGGTAGAAGCCTACATTTCAAATACAACTGATATTGATTTAAATCGAAATATAAATGTGGCCAACATTGAAATACAGCATTCGCAACGAATGGACAGTATTTCTGTTCAACTAATTTCTGTAGAAGCATCGCAACAACATAGACGAATTTTCGATATAAACCATATCGAAGGGGTAGAGAGCGAAAAACCAAACGAGATAGAGGCAATGGTACACGCTTCTGATGAAACAGATCTTATAACGAATAAATATGAAGCTGCACCGATCATACAGCAGGATTTACTACAAGGTAAGTTACGTGAATTCGCTGCTGGTGTGGAAGTATTACCAGAATGGGTAAATGTTGCACGTATTGTATACGGTGAGGGTTTTTATAATGACCTTATGGCCGACAGAGTTACAACGGATTATGAAGCTGTATCAATGCATAATGAAACGAGCGAGATTGTTACCAGGGAGCTAAAAGCTACACATGCAGAGGTTACTTTATCTACTGCAGTGCCAAATATATTACCTGTATCCATTGCCGAAAATGAAACTGGTGATATACAGCAAAAAGAAATGCTTCTTCATGCTCCAGCACAATTCGAATTTGGTACAAAAGAGCGAGAAGTCAAAGGGCTCATAGAAGAATTTGATTTGTTCAATGGTATGGGTATACCGGTTTATCTTCCGGATTATGATTTATTTGCTCGTATGCAAAGAGACATTGAAACATCTATTGCTGCACAATATGAATTGAACCGCTTAGAAGAAATAGAAAGCGTGAACCTGCTCCCTTATGAAAATATAGAAAGCGCGTATTTAATTCGTGACATAGATGTAGAGCAAATTAACCTGGATCACTCTATTCGAACAAAGGAACTTGCTGCAGATGTTATTGCAAGTAATGGATTAAGCAAGAAAATAAATGTATTTGATACTGAAAGAAATGAATCTGCATCATTTACAAGAACAAAAGCACAGTATGCGAATGTAGATACAACACACGCATTTGAACGTATGGTAGAAACACTTGATTCTGTTTATACCGATCAACAAGAATTCGCAAATAAAGAAAATGTATTTACTGCAGATGTAGAGATAGGACAGGAAGTTAAAAATGCTTCACGGGTATTAGCTGTTAAAGATATTTCCGTAACTGACGATGCAAATAAATTGCAAAACATATTCGTGATACAGACAATTGTCGCAGAAGAAGCAGAGAGGTTACATGAAATAAATGCCGGTATTACTGATGCAGATTATTCTCATCGTATCTTAAAAGAATTACAAGGCGTATCGCCAGACGTTACTTTTGCAGAAGTGAAAAATGAGTTGCAAGCAACTGTAGTTGAACTGGATCAAGCAGATAAAGAAGATTCTGCAATACTTACACATGTAGATGAAATTTCTTCATTCGGATTAAAAGAACGCTTAATTATTACACATGTAGATACTGATGAAGTTGCCAATAAAACAGAAAAAGAATTTCAAGCTAACATAGAAGAGTTTGATTTATTTGAGGGCCTTGGTATTCCTGTATATCTTCCAGAATTCGATTTGTTCGGCCGTGTTCAAAAAGAACTAGAAACACGAATTATTTTACTTAATAATTCATCTAAATCATTAAATCTGATGCAAATGAAATTAGATCAAACAATTGAATCTGAAAAAGCAATAAAAGAACATACAACTGCAGTAATTGAAGAAGTGGCTTCTGACATTGTTCCAATTATCTTAGATGCTGAACATATATCATTAGATATTTCTTATAAACAGGATACACAACAAGCTCTTATTACAGAGCAAGAAGCCTTTACCAGTATACGTGAATTTGAGGGCGGAATTATCTCTGATATAACACCAGCCGATAAAGAAGTTATAACAACAGATACAAATGTAATTGAAGCTGTACATGCAGCAAGAGAATCTGAACAATATGCAATCGTTAGTGAACAAGAATTATTAGAGCGACAGTCTAGTATAGACGCTGCGACTAATGAAGTAGATACATTTGATAGGAAACGTGAATTAGAAATCGCTACAGAGGAATATGAACGATTTGAACGTACACCAGAACGAGAATCAGTTCTAGAGGATAATGAACTATTCAAAATGGAGAGAGTACTAGATACAGAAAAACCAGATGAATTAATAGTTATTGAAAAAGAAAATGGTGATCCTAAGTTATGGCTGCGACATAGCCGCCAATCTTGGTGGACAAATTCAAACTGGAAGAAAACAAGATAAAGAGAAGGTGATAAAATGGCAAGCCAATTAGGAAAAAACTTATTGCAACCAGAACCAGGGTGGACTCGTGAACATTGCACTTTAGAGAATGCAAAGCCAGGTAAGTTTTTTTCAAATGTAGACTTAACCGGCAATATTACAGGAGATAAATGGCGTGTAGTTGGGGATTCTAGCAGTTTAGAGCGGAATAGTTCCTGGTATGTCGGTGACTCTTTAGGTCGTTCATTTTATTTTAAATTTACAGGGACTGCAGTGCGTATATTATTGAAAAATTTTACAACTCATGCATTTAACATTACTGTCACTATAGATAATATAAGATATGTTGGTTCGGTACCTGCTTATTCTGCTGAATACTCTCTTGTCGTATTTGAGCAACTTAATCTAATTAAGGGTGAACATAACGTTAAAGTAACTACAGAAGGAAGGGCTTCTGGTGCACCTGGATCTGCTTATACGTTTTTAACTGCTATTGATTACGCAGATCTAGGCGCTAAAGTTGGTGATGTATTAAAAGAACCGGAACCTGATTGGAAGCGATTTGATGATACAGATAGCAACATTCGGTATACAGGACCTTGGTTTCATAATAGTAATGCGGTAGGTGACTCTAATAATACGTTGTCATACAAGAACTCAGATCATGGTACTGAATCAACAAAATGCGAGTTCGTATTTTCTGGAAAGGGAATTCGCATTATTTCTAAATACATCAATAGTACAAGTTACAGAGATCCAATAAAAATCACTATAGACGGTTCTTCTGAAACTTACACACTTTCTCCAAAATCAGCTATTCTTCAATGTTTAGTTTATGAGAAGTTGGACATTGCACCTGGAATTCATACAGTTGTAATTGAAGCTCAAGATAATATTATAGATGCTATTGACGTATTACGGGGAGAATTACTATCACCAGATTTAATTAAAAAGCCTAAAGTATCCTTGTATGAAAAAGAAAGTGGAAAACTATTTGTAGATGATTTTGATTCCGTAAATCCAAAATGGCTTATGTCGCCATCAAATACATTTAATAATGCTGTTAAAAAAGGATTCCTACGTATGAATCATTCTGCAGATAAAGACGTTATGCTTTTAATCGATAAACCACAAAGTAACTTTGCAATCCAGGTTATTGCGGAGTATGCTCCTACAAAAGAAGGAGATGAAGGCGGCTTACTGATTTATCAAAATGAAAAGAATAAAGTTGAGTTTCTTGAATCCTATTCTTCTAATAGTTCACAAAGTAATAAAGAGTGGATGGTGATATGTAAGGAAGATCAATGGGACTTTTACACAAAGACAGATACATTTTTTGATTATACGGATAACGATTCATTAGCAGCAAAAAGAATTGGTGTTGTTTTAAAAAGAGGAACTGCAGAGGGCTTTGTACCGCTAGACATCAATAAAATTATTATGACAACAAGCAACATGTTACGTCTGCGCCAACTATATGAAAATTATAAGGTTGTATTAAAAGATACTGCAGATAATATCCTGTCTACTAACATTGTAGCTGCAGCTCATACAGGGATTGATATTCTACTTCCTTCTTTAGAGTTCGAGGGAATCATAGAAATATATGATGAAGAAAACGAACTACTAGCAAAGAAACAAGCTACCTTCTATGGTGGAGATATGTATTGTATGGGTTCATCCCTAAAAATCAAAATGAATAGCGCAGAATTAAATACAACGGATCCAACGAATTTAGGTTACATGGTGAATAATGAGCGTATTGTAAAAATGACAATCATAAATGACAACATCGGTGCTGCTACAAATATAAAACTATCCATTCAGCAGTATATGGAGAAAGTTGGTTACACCTGGGCGCTTATTTCATTAGATGGCACTAACTATTTGAATGAAATACAAATTGATTCAGTAGCCGCACAAAGCACGCGTGATTTTTGGGTAAAGGTTGTGAAGGATACAAATTTCCTAGCATTTGAACCGATTTATTTTAATATTAATCTAAAACATAATTGAGGTGAATACAATATGGGAACTGTAATGAAATTATATAGATATACATCCGCAAGCGAGATTACACCGTCAATCCTTATTGAGAGGAATATACAAACTACAATTGAACCAGGAAAAACTCTATATACTCCATTGGATGTAGGTTGTAACAAATACGATATTCGCACGATTCAAGTTACAAATGATTCAAATGTTGAAGCAATGTTATTTATGTACGACCAAAAAGAGAATGGGAATCAAATTTATAAAAGTTTATCAGAAAAAAGAACATATGATATTTTAGCCATTCCTTGCGAGGATAAAGATCATACAAACAAGGTCCATCTTTATATAGAAAATAGGGGCGTAGCAAACTCTACTTTTAATGTTTCTATGAAAGCAATACGTTTAAGTTAAGGAGGAATATATAAAATGACAAATAAAATTTGTAAGTTACACAGACTAGAGCGCAGAGAAGTCTTTATGAAGATTATCGATGAAATGAAAAAGGCTGGATGGCAGCAATTAAATGCTGATGCGCCATCAAAAGATAAAATTTACGTCATGTACTCAAGCGGTAACGACGGTATGAAGAACCATTCTTTAGAATTGCGCCCATTCGATTACGTCACTGCAACTAGCAAAGATATTATAGCAGGGATATATAGAGACTATGATATAAGAGACCCTGATAAGTATGCTACTGATGCAACCTTTAGATTAATTGAACGATATGATAAAGAGCAGGATGTTACTTTCGGAGGACCTGGTCCTTTCTACCCTTTGTGTTTTCATCAAGGGAAAGTAACTAACAGCACTAGTGTTACTACTATTAGTAAACCAATTGCTATGGTGGACCTATATTTATACGTTGATAAAGACATTGTTATCTATTGTGTATATGAAAACGATGATAATCTTCCAGAACGAAAAGGGAAGACTGTAATGGGATTATTCGGAATTCCAGATGAACTATATCAACAAGAACAATTCAAGCCTATATCTTCTCCTTTTAGTGTCTTGGTAAGTGTTTGTCCAAAGTCCCCTGGTGCAGCAATGGTAGCTGCTAGAAGTAAGCTTATATATGATGGATTAGATAGTATTCCTGTTAATACTTTCATTTGGGATAAGGTATTTTTAAAGGCACCTTCTTTAGAAGGAAATATAATATTCACATCATTTTTTATGGGAGATAACGTAGATGGATTAAGGGCAAAATTTGATGGCCTTTACACATATAGAGGTTCAAATTTTGTAACTGGTGATATCGTTGAAATTTCTCAAGATGAAGAAGTGCAGAAATATAAATTATTTAACACCTACTACTCAAGTGTATGGAGTTCATTTCCGGAGTTCAACATTGCATTAAGGGTAGAATAAGGCTGGTGATTTTATGACAATAAAAGGCATAATAATTCAACCAAAAACACTGTATCCAACCGTACAACGTAAACCACAAATACGCAAAGGATCAAAATTAGAAATCAGTGACATGTATATTACAGGGGTGAGACAAACCACCACACGAAAAGGGGTTATGTTTAATTTCTCCCGAAACGAAAGCAAAACTACTGAAAAAGCAGTAATGAAACCACCACGTACTGAACCACTGGAATATGCATGGAAGAAAATGAACATATAACTTTATCGAAATTGAGCGTGCTGCAGCAGGCTTTTTTATTTTGGTCAAAATTTGAAAGGAGGTGAAAACTTGGAAAGGATTCACGAACTTATCAAGGCATTGAATATAAGCGATGTTATTACAAGTACTCAATTTAAAGTAGGTGGTGCTATTGGTGGTGGATTAGGAACAATAATTAATTTACTCTACGGCAAAGCTAATTTAATTTGGATTTCAATTTACTGCTGGATTATCATGCTTGACTGGATTACTGGTAGTAAAGCTTCAAAACTAGACGGAACATACTCATCACAATATGGAATTGAGGGCATCACGAGAACCGTGGTGCTTTTATCATTACCAGCTCTTGCACATTTATTTGATATTGCTCTTAAACTACCTGATTTCTTTTTCTTCATGGTAGTCGGTGGATTGAGTTACCACATTTTTAATAGTTTCGCAGCAAACTGTGCACGTATTGGCTGGGAAAAATGGATTCCTGCATGGTTATTAGAAAGTGTAGCATCCGAAATTCAAGCAAAAATCCAAAGAAGTGATGCACGAAAAGAAAAACATAATACCAAATAAAAAATACACGCCTTACATAAGGAGAGCATTGTCAAAAGACGGTGCTCTTTTTGTTTGGCAAAAAGGGGAAAATACACAATGAAAAAACCATTTAAACTATTCAGCTCATTATTTATGACTCTATTACTCTTATTTTCGTTTGCTACGGCTTCATTTGCCGATAGAGTACTAATCATCCAAGACTTACCGAAACAAGCATATCGCTACGGTGTGGGCGCTTATGAGGGCGTTGTTGCACATAGTACTGCAACACCAGAAGCACCAGCAATTAATATTAGAAATTACGAAGCTAGAACATGGAGAAATGCATTTGTACATTATGCTGTAGATTGGAACGAAACAGTCCAAATTGCTGATACAAAATATGTTGCTTATGGTGCTGGACCAGCTGCAAATAAAAGATTTGTTCACGTAGAACTTTCTGAAACTAGCAACCCAGATAAATTTAAATCTTCTTACGAACGTTATGTAAAACTATTAGCTAAGATTTTAAAAGATAGAGGGATTCATCCAAGCAAAGGTTTATGGACACATAAAGATATTACTTACAAATTAGGTGGGACTGACCATGAAGATCCGATTAATTATCTTCGCAGTCATGGTGTATCAGAATCACAATTCAGAGCAGACGTACAAAAGGCGTATGAAGGCTCAACAGTTACAGTTAAACCAAAACCACAAGAACCATCTCAAAACGTTGTAGGCGAAACAGGAGTAGCTTATATTGATGGATTTAACGTAAACCTAAGAAGTGGACCATCAACAAATTATGGTGTTATCCGTCAATTAAATAAAGGAGAAGCATATCAAGTATGGGGAAAACAAGGTGATTGGTTAAATCTTGGCGGTAACCAATGGATTTATAACAACCCATCTTACATTAAATATCAAGAGGAACAAACTGCTACTTCAAGTTCTGTAGTAGGAAAACGTGTTGTTTCTAAAGTGAACGACCTTCGTTTCTATGATTCTGCTTCTTGGTCTGATAAAGATGTAGCAGGAACTGTAGATGAAGGGCTCGGATTTACTATTGATGCTAAAGTATCTGTTAATAGTTCACCACAATACAAAGTACACAACAGTAAAGGTACAACATACTATATAACTGCAAATGAAGCCTATGTGTATGTGAAGTAGAGAAAAGGGTATGCCCAAACTTGGGCATACCCTTTTTTTGAAGTTCTATACGATTGCTAAAGCAACACTGTATAACAACCAGGGTTTCCGTAAACGAATCGAAACTCTACGCCAACAGCAATCACAAACACCTACATCAAAACAGATAAAACGTGAGATGACTGACAATAATAAAGATATAATTATAGAATCGTTAAAGCGAAGAATTAGGAAGGTCGAAGAAGAAAACAAACAATTACGGAATCAATTAAAAGTAGCATACGCAGATGTATACCAACGGATATAAGTAAATAGAAAGATGTAATTTTATCGTACACACTTAACATTTATCACTCTTTTAATTAAAGGTATAGGAAATTTCACACAAGTTCCCCTATACCTTTGATTATATTAGCTTTTCTGGTCAGAAGGATGATCAATTGAATCAGCTAGTTTATACCAACTCTGTACAAAGAAAAGAGAAAATATAGAATATATATTTCTAGTAGAATTGTATGTTATGCTGTTCACCTAAATATTTGATAAATTAATTCTTTTTGATTTTGAACAAACTAATCACGTAAATCAATCTGTTCTTTTTTATCATATATGTGCTTTTTACTTCTCCAAGAATGGATATATATGCGAAAAGACCTTAGTCTTAACATAGAATGTACACGTTTCTTAATAAAGTGTTACTCTTGTTCTACAATGCTATTCAAATATTTGAGAGGTCTCGTTTGGGTCATAGTAACATATTACATTTCTAAATTATATCTATACGTTATCAAATCAACATAAGCCAATAACAATTAGTTAATGGAAGATTAGGTGCCTCTGAGATTACTGTTGTATTATATCCTACAATAAAACTAGCTGGTACAGTTGCAGAAGCCCACCCTGCAGTGAAAAATTGGTTTGCAATTGTATTACTCGAACTGAAAATAGGTGTTTGCCCGGTAGAACTCGAGTCAATTCCGATAATTCCCTTTCCGGCGGTATTTTGAACACTGTTTCCAATAACTTCAATAAATTTAAAAATATTAAAATTAGCATTAAATAGTAAGACAGGTACATTTCCTTCATTAACTGTAGTATTGCTTAGAAGAAATAACCCGAAATTTGTACCAACAAATTCTTCAATTACTAATAGATGTCTCAATGTAAAAGGAGAAGAATTATCTTGATTATTATTGCTTACTATTAAATTCCCTTGTAATGTACCAGAATTAACAGCTATATTAGTGATGATAATAAATCTGCATCGCGTGTTACCTGAGTCAGACACAAAGGTATTACTGTCAATAATACTTTGCCCTGAAGTAGAGGAAATAATGATATAGAAGTATCCATTGTTAGGTGATGCAAGGGGCGCATAAGTAAAGTTGCAATTTGTTATTTGAAACTCAGTTGCTACAATAGCGATACCGAGTTCACATACTGAAATTTCACAACTATCGATATATATCCCTGTTGCTGACAAATTATTAATTGAAATAACAGACTCAACTCCTAAAACAGAGGGGAAATTTTGGACGATAGACATGTTTCGGAAAATAACATTGGATACTGTAACATTAAACATAGAGATTACAGTATTCAAGGTAGTAATAACGGTAGTTGCCCCTATTCCTTGCCCCTCAATTGTTACTGATTTATTAACAGTGACAGTGGATGTAATTATAAAAGTCTCAGCATCAAGCAATAGTCTGTCACCGTTATTAGCCACAGCTAAAGCTGCATCAATTGTCGTATAGGTTTGCGTTGACCCAACAAGGATTGTGTTTCCGGTAGGAGCTGGAATAGCTCTGACCATCGGAGGAACTGGCTGAGAGAGCTTATAATACGTGATCCCTGTGGATAGGTCAATGTAAATATCCCCTAAATCTCCAATGGCGCATGTTGGAGCACCAACTCCTGTTAAAACCGTAGTACCTGTTGGTCCTGTTGGTCCTGTGGGCCCTGTTGGTCCTGTGGGCCCTGTTGGTCCTGTGGGCCCTGTTGGTCCTGTGGGCCCTGTTGGTCCTGTGGGCCCTGTGGGTCCTGTGGGCCCTGTGGGTCCTGTTGGTCCTGTAAGTCCTGTTGGTCCTGTGGGCCCTGTGGGTCCTGTGGGCCCTGTTGGTCCTGTGGGCCCTGTCGGTCCTGTTGGTCCTGTGGGCCCTGTTGGTCCTGTTGGTCCTGTGGGCCCTGTCGGTCCTGTGGGTCCTGTGGGTCCTGTGGGCCCTGTTGGTCCTGTGAGTCCTGTCGGTCCTGTGAGTCCTGTTGGTCCTGTGGGCCCTGTCGGTCCTGTTGGTCCTGTGGGCCCTGTTGGTCCTGTGGGTCCTGTTGGTCCTGTGAGTCCTGTTGGTCCTACAGGACCTGTTGGGAAAGTAAAGGGAGGAATAGCTGGAAGTGTTGGCCCCACTAGATTAGGATTAAAGGCCGCAGCCTGAATTCCCTCCCATTTTTTTTGCTCATTTGGTTTATCGAACAT